CAGAGGATGAGGGTTCAATTCCCTTACACCCGTCCACATGGGAGATTAGCCTAATGGTTCAGGCAGTCGGCTGTTAACCGACCTATAGAGGTTCAATTCCTTTATCCCCCGCCAAATCGCGCCCTCGACTAACTGGTAAGGTCACGTGCCTTTCACGCACGTAATATGGGTTCGAGTCCCGTAGGCGTGACCATTATATCGCGGGATACATGGAGTGGCTCCAGGCAGGGCTCATAACCCTTGAGACGCCAGTTCGAATCTGGCTCCCGCAACCAGTTAGGGAGCAAATGAGAAATCAATAAAATGAGTGGTTTTTCAAAGTTACGGTTGAAAGTTTATGTGTTTTTTGCTTTTGCGTAGCGAAACAGTTCCGTGATTTCCGTTAAAAAGTTACTCATACGTTAATTTCTTTGCGTACCCTACAACCAATTAAAGACACTAGCAGCAATAACAGTTTATATTTGAATTCTGGTTTCAAAGAATTTGGTGTCTTGTTTTATATGCCCCTGTCGTATAAGGGATAGTACAATACCCTTCTAAGGTTTTAATTGCGGTTCGAGTCCGTACAGGGGTGCCAGTGTGCGTAGCTTTGAGAGTGTGCACAACCAATTTTGACAGGTTGGTAAACCTTGGGGACACCCTAAAGAGTCCCGTGCGTATGTGAGCCCTATATCACAACGACGAAATATAGAAGTAGGGCAAAGAGAGATGGACGTCAGACGTGAGGGGATGCCCGAAGTAGACGAAGCGTTCAAGGTGGAAGCTCTCCTAGAAGTTGACTGACCAAGACTTCTAATCCGGCTTATTAGCTCAGTTGGTAGACAGACGTAATTTTATTTAGTTATATGCCAGTATGGTGAAATTGGTATACACGCGTGCCTTAGGAGCACGTGCCGAGAGGCTTGCAGGTTCGAGTCCTGTTGCTGGCACCAAATAGGAGCAGCTTCTTCTGCGCCTTTTATAATCCCGTTTAGCTCAGTTGGTAGAGCACGCCCCTTTTAAGGGCGGAGTCGTCAGTTCAAGTCTGATAACGGGAACCATTATAAGGTCTTTTAGCTCAGTTTGGTTAGAGCATACGATTGATAATCGTAGGGTCAGTAGTTCAAATCTACTAAGGACCACCATGCTCCAGTGCAGAGCATAGTTGTGCACAGGTCGCTTAGAGGACAGTGTAAGCCCTAGGGTTCTTTTCTAGGAACTGAAATTAGAACGTATAGAGAGATGGCAGAACATTGCAGATCTTCACTCTTAACAACGAAACAGTGAAATAAAGAATTCTCTGAAATGTAGGTTTGAGAAGAGTTGGTGTTTCCTTAAAACACACTTCTTGTATAGTCCCTGATAGTGTAGGCGATACAAGTATTAGCTATCACACAGGAGGATAGTTTAATTGGTTAGAATAACGGTCTCCAAAATCGCTGATTAACGTTCAAGTCGTTATCCCCCTGCCATTTCCTTTACATACCTCTGCCAGGATGCAAGTAGAAAATGTAAAGGCTTTCCGAAATAACATAAATCCAAGTTATTGTAAAGAAAGTGTTGTTTGGTTGACCTCTAATGACATTGTCTTTATTGAAAGGTTATTTCCTAGTTACATACTTAATAATTATCTGGTCAATATGTTTAAGTATGATAACGATTTAAACAGATTTTGCAAACACTTATTTGAATAAGGCTTGACAATATCTGTTTTCATGGGCTGTTAGCTCAGTTGGGAGAGCGCTGGATTTGCATTCCAGAGGTCGTCGGTTCGAACCCGATACGGTCCAGATCTGTGAAATGTACAACCTTCACGCGGTACAGATTGTTTAAACTGATAGTACATAAAGACGCACACAGCAACATACTTAATGGTTAAAATTTTAGACTTCAACTCTAAAGTGATACGGTTCAATTCCGTAGCCGTGCAAGTCGGCGAAACGTATACGCTTGAACGTTAAAAAACAAATCAAGTTAGTGGTGGATAATACCGAGCAGACGCACCTTTTCCCATCGCAAAGGTTCGGAAACCCTAATTGGCTACAAGGGGTAATATTGTAGTGATTTTTGGTTTAAGAATTGTACCCGGAGTATTTAGGGTAGCAATTCTGTGAACAAAAATTGCAAAGAGGCGCGATTTGAAGTAAGATATTGTGAAAATCTTGCTTTTTTGCCCACTTTTAGTTGATTTTAATCTAACAATATAATAGAATATAAGCATAAAGAAATACGCGTCCTTAACCCGGACGGCTCTGGGACCTGTCTTGAAAACAGTGTGTACCTGATGAGGGTATGGGGGTCGGCACCTCAGGGGCGCGCCAGATGTCGTAAAGACATCAGCTTCACTCCCTTTCCTGATGTAGTTAGTCGCTATAGTTAATGGTTCAAATTCTGCTAGCAAATAAACAATAGAAGTCCCGCAAGTTGAAAGCGTTACAATAGGATGTTCAGCGGCTTTTTACATCAGCTTTATTTTGTTAAAAACACTTACAGCAAGTTTAATAGTATGGTATATGAACCAAACACAGTGTTTAGAAAGGACAAGATAACATGGAATTTATGAACGAAATGAAAAAGACTCAGGATATCGGTACTCTGGTTCGCACTGAGAACGGTGCCCTTGGTCATAAGACTACAGGAAAGTATCTCCTTGACCTGAACTTTTCTGTTTCCTCTCTTCGAAGCATGCGGGAAGTGGACGTTGCTAGCAAATTTATTGCTGCATTTGAAGAGGATCCTGTCCTGGCGATGCGTTGGCTTTTCTTTGCTCGAGATGTTCGTGGAGGCATGGGAGAGCGTCGACTGTTTCGTGTTTGCATGAAAGCCCTTGCCATTCGAAACTCGACTCTTGTAGAATCCCTTGTTCCTCTTGTGCACATCTACGGTCGTTGGGATGATCTTTGGGATCTGATGTATATGACTGACGGAGTGCGTAACGCTGTCGTGAGTGTAGTCAAACAGCAGCTTGCCAAGGACATTCTCGCCACTAAGCGAAACGATTCTATTTCTCTTCTGGCAAAGTGGATGCCTTCGGTAAACACCTCTTCTGACAAGACCCGTAAAATGGCTCGTGACCTGGCTAACTCTCTAGGGCTTACAGAACGTCAGTATCGTAAAATTTTTAGTGAACTTCGTAGCAAGCTCAATGTTACAGAGAAGATGATGTCTGCTAAGCAGTGGCAGGACATTGATTATGAATCTGTTCCTTCCCAGGCGAACCTTCTTTACAAAGATGCCTTCCTTCGTCACGATGAAGCACGTCGTAATAAGTACCTTGAATCTTTGCAGAAGGGCGAAAAGAAGATTAACGCTGCTACGCTGTTTCCTCATGATGTAGTTCATAAGTATGGTTGGGGTAGCACCCTTGATAAAACAGTTGAACAGCTTTGGAATAACCTTCCGGACTATGTTCAGGGCAATGGGTCTACAATGGTTGTTGCAGACGGTAGCGGCTCGATGTGTTGGAATATAGGTGGCACTCGTGTCACTGCCTGGGAAGTTGCTCATGCTCTTGCAATCTATTTTGCGCAGCACAGCAGGGGTCCTTACAAAAACCGTTACATTACATTCTCCGCTTCTCCCAAGTTTGTAAGTCTTGACGGAAGAACTCTTCTTGATAATATTCGTACTGCTCGTAACCATAGTGAAATGACCAATACAAATATTGAAGCTGTGTTTGATCTGATTCTTGACACTGCTATTCGTACCAATTGTAAGCAGGAAGACATTCCGCAGAATATTCTGATCCTCAGTGATATGGAATTTGACACAGCTACCCGTGGGTACAATAGTTTTGCATCCCCCTCTAAGACGCTGTTTGACACAATCCGCCGTAGATGGAAGAATGCTGGGTATAAGATTCCTCGACTTGTTTTCTGGAATATTTGTTCCCGTACAGGAGCCGTTCCGATGAAAGAGAACGATCTTGGAGTAGCTCTTGTCAGTGGATTTTCTCCTTCTGTTTGCAAGATGGTCCTGACAAATGAGCTGGATCCTTACAAGGCTCTGCTTGAAACGATAATGAACCCTCGATACGATGCTGTAGAGAATGCAGTAAAAGATATTGTATAAACAGTTGTTAACATAAGGGCTGAATTTTCAGCCCTTAGCATATGGGGAGTTGGGATAGTTGGTATTCCAGAGGATTGCTACTCCTTCCTACCTGTAAAAGGTAGCACACGTTCGAGTCGTGTACTCCCCGCCAGAGGTGTAGTCGCGCTACACTGATGTGCATTGGCGAGACGGGGACCAACACAAAGAATAATCAAATTAACCCGTCAAAAATCCAGGTGTGAGTCAATTGGTAGACGGCTGCGTTTGGGGCGCAGAACTGGGAGTTCAAATCTCCTCACTTGGACACATAAAAGACGCATACAGCAACATTATTTTATAATATTCTTACTACACCATCACACAAGTGTAACTCCTTTCTGTCTTTAGCGTCTTGTAATTAGTTAGTTGATTTCGGTAGCACTCTATTATATAATAGAGGTGTAGAAAGAAAAAAAATTCGAGAAAGAGAATCTCACAAGTGAGAATCCCGGTCACGAAGTTACTTTCAAACTATCCTAGTAACAATATACTCTCGTAGCTCAATTGGTCAGAGCCCTCGACTTATAATCGAGAGACTATTGGTTCAAATCCAATCGGGAGTACCATATAGCGCTTGTGGAAGTGAAAGGGCGCAAGTAATAGCAAGTTACTCTTCGTTAATTAACAAGTGTATGCGGTTCACAACCGACCAGCAAGTTATTCAGATATCTTGCTTATGCTGTATAGCCTGAAGCTGGAACAATCAATTATTCCTCGATGGAATGGTTGGAGATACAGACTGAGTATCGAATGGCACGTAGCTAACTCACTGATGTGCGTGTAGGGGACCTGATTGTTAACAAAGGAGAGTTAAACAGATGTACAAAATCACTTTTGTCAGATTATTCCGAATTGAAAATCATTTGAAGTGCGGATATATGGGACGTTGTCCCAATAAAGGGTTCTTCAAAAAGGAGTTCAATTCTCTTGAAGAAGCTGTTAAGTTTGTAGTAGCTCTTCCTAATACTATTTGGATAAAGTCATTTGACAACTTCAGTAAACAAGACCTTAGAGTTTTTCGTTGTAAAGTAGTCAGCATGAGGCTAAAAGAATAAGAAATATAGACGCTAACAGCAATATCTTATCAATCATACTGTTAATATGAACCTGATAAAGCGTCCAGTAGAAGTTTATTAAGACAGCAACAGCAACTATTTACTTATAAAAAGAGATTGAATGTTTTAAATCATTTTTTAACTTGGGCTGTCTTGTTTTAAATATATGGCTATTTCTAAATTTTATATGCCGATGTGGTGGAATTGGTAGACACAACAGACGCCTTACATCCAGTGATCTTGATTGGGGCAGCACCAATGTAAAGCACCATTAAAATCTGTCGTGAGTAATCACGTACCGGTTCGAGTCCGGTCGTCGGCACCATTTTTGAATAGGCACTTGTTAAAAACTTAATAAAAGTTATCTGCTAAATTATATAAAAGTTTATCAGGAGTATATAGTTAGTATGTTAACTAGTGAAAAAGCCCTTCAATCAGAGTTTAATCGTCAAGAAACTTTGTATTGTAAATATTGCAACAAAGAATGTCACAGTTTAAATTCTCTTAAACAGCACGAAATTAGATGCAAGGAAAATCCGGACCGGATATCTTGCAACACCCTAGCAGAGTATTCCAGAAAATATAAGAAGGGACAAACAAAGGAGACCTCTGAGGAAATAGCAAAACAAGCTAACATCCTTCTAGAAAAATATAGAAACGGATATGTAAGTCCTGCAAAGGGAAAAGGAGGCGCTTTCAAAGGGCGTAAACATTCTCAAGAAACAAAAGATAGAATAGGAAAATCTGTTTCTATTAGCAGATTGAAAGGATATGCAGAAGGCACTATAACCCCAGCACAAGGGGTAGGTCGTGGTAACTATAGTTACATAAAGTGCTTTGGGAAAACTTATATGCTAAGAAGCACTTATGAATTTATATATGCTCTATATTTACTTCATAATAACATTCAATTTGAAATAGAAAATATAAGAGTTCCCGCAGTAAGAGAAAACAGATGGGCAAAAACTTTTATTTGTGATTTTAGTATAGGAAATAAGATAGTAGAGATTAAGGGAATTCCTAGTGGCAAAGATTGTTGTATAAGAGAATCTTTTGAAGCATCGGGGTATGAGTTTGAAGAATTGTTTTACTCAGACATTGAAAAGATTAAAGATCAGTTAAAAGAGTATTATCCAATAGATGAACTTCTAGATAAGATTCATCAAGGGTATGTAGACAGAAATTATTTTGTATATACATTCTCAGAATAATTTTAAGTCCCATACTGCCCACCATTTCATATGAGCCGGTATTCCGTAGAAGGTAGCGGACCTGACTGTAAATCAGGTGCTTAATTGCTCGGCTAGTTCGATCCTAGCTCGGCCCACCAAACAAAATAAGTGGCGGGTGTTGATTTCATCTGCCACTTTACTATATAATGAATAATATACTCGGTTAGCTCAGCTGGTTAGAGCGTTCGGTTTACACCCGAGAGGTCGCTGGTTCAAGTCCAGTACCGAGTACCATAAAAGATAGATAACATGAGAATAAAACAATGAATTTTGAAAAAGATTTTGAATTACTGAAAACTATTTCCGATGACCAAGTTCTTAATGAGATGGCACAAATCGGTAAGTTTAACAGATACACTGCTTTTGTTAATACCGATGACCCGGGAAACATTCCACACTTTCACTTATGGGATTCAAATAGTAAGGGAGGAAGTTTTCACACCTGCATTAAGATAACGGATCCTGAATATTTTCATCATCACGGAAAAGGGGGAGTTCTTAATTCAAGTGACAGAAAAGAACTTTGTGCGTTCTTGCGCCTTCCGTCAGAAGATGAGCCCACAAAAACAAACTGGGAAGTTCTTCTTATTGAGTGGAACAGAAATAATTCAGAGAAGAAGATTGATGTAAAAACACCTATGCCAGACTATTCTTTGTTGAAAGGTTAATTATGAAGTTTACGCGATTAACTACAGAGGACTTTGATTTAGAAGAAAAATTTCTTAGCCCTTCGGTAAGATCAAAGAAGTATCAAAAACATGTTGTAGATCAAAAAGAATTTGGTAAACACATGACAGAAGAAAGTTATGAGCAGGCAGCAGATCGCCTTGCAAATAGTCGTGTTGATTACAGAAGTATTCTTGGGTATGTGTCTGTTGACAATAAAGGGCAACAGGCGTACATTAAGTACAACACTAAGACAGAAGAGTATGTTGTGTATCGCAGAAGTCCTGAAGGAGAGCCTATTATTGTAACTTTCTACCACAGGCCTTTAAGGGAGTTTACTGGTAAGAAAGCACTTGAATATGTAGACGAGCTTCTAGCAACGGAATAAGAAAGGGGTATAAAGATGACAGTTGAAGAGCTGAAGAAAACTGAAGAATTTCAGAAGTATGGGTACACTATTGTTAAGTGTCCCATTTGTGGAGAACCTACGTTGGATTCTTTCTGGATCTGTGATAACTGTAACTGGGAGTTTGATGGTGCAGTACTGCCAGAACAGTATTCCAGCGCAAATCATTGTACAGTTGCTGAATATCGAAAGAAATATCAGGCTGACAAGAATGTAGATGCTGTAGACAATCTGGAAACAGGGTTTACATATGGAACCGCTAAAGTCCTTCCTCTTGTTAGTATGCAGATTAAGAAGTATTCTAATACAGCAACAATTCCTACAAAGGCGCATGAAACAGATGCATGTTTTGATATTTATGCTGACCTAGGTTCTAGTGCAGCTCTTGCTGAAACTATTCCTCCTCATGGCTCTTCCCCTTTCCACACTGGTTTTACAACATGTATTCCGAAGGGATATTTTGCCGCTGTTTATGCTCGTAGCGGAATGGGCTGCAAGCGAGGCCTTCGTCTTGCAAATAGTACTGGAATAATTGACTGTGACTATCGAGGGGAATGGATGGTTGTTCTTCGGAACGACAGCGACGAGCCTCAGGTCATTCATCATGGTGACCGTATTGCTCAGTTTACAATTCTTCCTTGTATCACAACAGAGCTTATTGAAGTAGAAAGTCTCGACGACACTGACCGAGGCGCTGGTGGCTTTGGAAGCTCAGGGGTGTAAACATGGATGATCTTACTTCTCTTTCAGCACTGTTTACGGAGCTTGATATCTCCTGGCACACTACTGAAAAACCGAATAGAATACGTGTTTACAGAACAGAAAGCACCTCTCATAACAATATAACAATTGAGTATGTAAAGCCTTCAATGTTTGTTTGGTCAGCTAACGATAGTGAAGGTAATACATTTGGAGTTTGTTATTCATTTTCAGACATCATGTTGAAAGCTATCCGATGGTATAAAGGAGCGAAGTAACGATATGGACGGAATAACAATTCTTAATGTTACGGAAGTATCAGAAAATTCTACGCTGTTACTTGTAGCCTTGATTTTTCTAATAATACAGGCAATCATAAACACAGTAAATGCCCTGCAATCAGACGATGCCAAACAATGTATTCTTTATGGAATATTTACTGTCACACTCCTTGCATTATCAATTGTTGTTGGAGTTATTATGGATAAGGACATGGAGGCAAACGCATATAATCAATATGAGTGTTTGATTGATAAATCAGTGAGCATGGAAGATGTCTATGAAAAGTATACTGTTATAGAACGTCGTGGGGATATCTGGGTGCTAGAAGAAAAAGAAAAGTAATATATTATATGTTAACTGCTGTCGAAGAAATTCGGCAGCTTTTTTTTTACTAGTTGATTTACATTAAGTGTTATTATACAATTGTGCTGTAGGCGATAAAGAAATACACTACGGTGGAGGAAAAACAATGAGATGGCGTGACACTGCATTCAAGTTTCGGTATAATGCTGAACTCTGCAAGAAGCATCTTAAACAGGTGGGCATTAAAACAGATAATATCTTCCGTACAGGCGAAGATGATTATTGGTATCTCCCGTGGCAGCCCCGAAGCGGGAAAGCGTATCAGACTGCTTGTCAAGTTGTTGCCCAGCACATTGACTGACCTAAGAAGAAGTTAACAAGAAATAATTTTAAAGGAGATATGTGTATTATGAATTCGCTTGACAACATCATCAACACTGTCCGTAAGTTTTCCAACAATTTTGGAGCCTTTCAGATTCTGTTTGCAGACGGAGAACATTACACTTGTAAGACTCCTGTAGAATGTGACGTGGGAATTTATCGGCTTCAGTATATGAAGAATCATCCTGAGGCTTATAAAGGCATCTTGACAATCTCCGTTCCGGAAGAAGAAGGTACAACGTACTGGATGCGGGAAGCATATGGAGCCCACTGAAAGGAGAAACGTTATGTTCGAAACTTTTGACATCTGGTATGATGACCGTCTTGGACGTGAAGAAGGTCGCCCGTTCGTCATCGAGAGATTGGAAAGGACGGACGCGCAGAATGTCAATTGGACGATTATGTCGTTCACTGTTGAGGAAGCCAAACGAATCTGCGAGTATATTCAGGAGCAGCTATCCCTTCATAAGGATCAGACGGAAAAGTAAAATAAGCGTTAGTTGAAATTCCCTCGACAATATTTTACAATGTAAGTGTAAAATAAATTACACAGGAGGTACACAACATGTACACCGACGAGCAGTTTCAGAAGGACAACGAACAGCTCCAGAAGAGAAGAGAGTACAATAGGACTCTTCTGAAGGACCTTGCTTCCCGAGCGGATAATATGTGGCTGGTGGTTTGTGTGTGAGTCCCCCCCCCGTTGACGGATCCTTCGCACATCGGGAAGGCTGGTTTCTTGATTTCGTCGAAGCAGATAAGTTTCGTAATATGCTTGACGAAACTTACAAGAAGCTCCCGGGTCTGAATCATCAAACATACTGTTTCCACACAGACAAAGAAATCATTGAGGCGGTATTTGACAGATTCATTTAATAAGTGTTAGTTGATTTCACCCCCTACGACATAATATAATCAGACTATAATCAATAAAAAATATTTTGTAAGGGAGATACAAAAATGCCTGCAGCTGTTGAAACAATGTTCTATACGGAAAGAGAGACCCCTTGGCACGGTCTTGGAACTGCTGTTGAGGAAGCCTTGACCAGTGAAGATGCTCTGAAGATTGCGGGGCTTGATTGGGAAGTTGAGAAGAAGCCTATTTTCAATGAGAACGGTGTCCAGATCCCGAAGTACTTCCGTACCTCTCGTAGCTCTGATAACAGCACTCTCGGTATTGTGTCTGGTCGTTATTCCATCGTCCAGAATCGAGAGGCCTTCAGTTTTACTGATGAGCTCGTAGCAGGAGATGCTCGATATGAAACGGCAGGCAGCCTGAACGATGGTCGTCGCGTTTGGCTTCTTGCTAAGCTCCCTGAGAAGTACATTCTCGATGATAAGTTCGACACTTACATCTGTTTCACTAACACTCATGACGGTACCGGGGCGGTTAAGGTCTGCATGACAAACACACGTGTCTGTTGTAACAATACCCTCAACCTTGCCCTTAGTACCGCTTCTCGTAAATGGTCGACACGTCACATCGGAAATATGGACGATAAGATCCTGGAGGCACGTCGTGTCCTCAAACTTGCCACCAATTATACGGAGTGTCTGGGAGACGAAGCTCGTATTCTTGCGGACACTAAGGTTGATGAAGCAACAACGGAGTTTATTTTCGACAGCATTCTCCCTGTTAACTATGAGAAGGACACAGCCCGGAAGATCAAGAATGTTGAAACAATGAAGAATGCATTTTTCAATTGCTTGAAGGCGCCTGATATTACGAAGTTTGAAGGAACTGCCTGGGGTGTTATTAACGCAGTTTCTGACTTTGTGTGTCATACTCCTCCCGTCCGTAACACCGAAAGTTATAGGGAAAATAACTGGGATAAAATTATGAATGGTCATCCCATTCTGGATGCATTCTATTCACAGTTAAAAACCGTGAATTAAATATCCTCTGAACCCCGTGCTAAATTATAACAACAATCCACTCACACCGGGGTGAATATAATTTGGCACGGGAGGAAATATAAATTGGAACTTAAAGAAAAATTACTTTCAACAGGCTATTTCATAGAGAATGAATATTTTCAAAAGTATCTTGAACTAGTAACTAGTAATAATTGTTCAGTAAAAGAACAATTCAGAACAAATAATCATCACATAATACCCGTTCATTACTTTATCAATACTAAGCAGAAAGTAGACAACAGCAAAGCAAATATTGTAACACTCTATTTCAAAGACCATCTTCTAGCTCATCTTTATCTTAGTGGATGTACAAAAGGACGATATAGATACTGGAATCTTTATAGTTTATTTCTTATGTCGAGACACACCTTTTCTGTCGACGACGAAGAAGCTGTTAGATGCATATATGAAAGAAACGATTATTCCGTCTTATATGAAGAGGCAATAGAAGCTGCCCATAATCACAGAAAGGGAATAAAAGTATCCGAAGAAACCCTTACTAGAATGCGAGATGCCGCAAAGAAGAGAATCCTAGAATATGGTTCTCCGACAAAAGGCAGACGTTGGGTTCATAAAGATTCAAAAGACTATATGGTACCGGCGGATGAAGTTGAGATGTATTTACAAGAGGGATTTGAATTGGGCAGGCGTTTTAAACACAGTATTGAGGCGAAGAGAAAATGTGCCAAAGCTTCCGAGACAAGAAAGCAGAACGGCAGTTACACTTCCCCAGAATATATAAAAAAACTCTCAGAAGCAAATACTGGTAAAACTCATTCATTAGAAAGTATTAAGAGGCAGCGAGGAAGTATTAAAAAATACTATGAGACTCATCAAGGGACGTTTCTTGGAAGGGCACATTCTGAAGAGGCAAAAAATAAAAACAGATTAGCCCATCTGGGAAAATTAACTGTAAATAAAGATGGTGTAATAAAGATGATAGATTCTATAGAGCTAGATAATTATCTTTCCGACGGCTGGAAACGCGGAAGAAAATAAAAGGAGGAGCATACAATGTCCAATCGTCCTAAATCCATTATTTCTACCAACCTGTTTCTTGTTATGTTTGCTACTCTAGGTGTTGTTATAAACAAGTTCGACACTGACGATAAGGGCGAGCCGTTTCATATCTCCTTTAGTTACCCTTCTGAGTCAGAGAAGAAAGATAGGGACGGCAACATTCTGGAGGGGGACCTTCTTGGAGAAAGAGTTGCTACAATAGCTCGTCAGATGTTTCCTCCTCCGATTGAAGTCGAAGTTTTTCAGAGAGAGGATTCTTGGACAGAAGAGCGAGGAGAGTTTGCTCGTAAGTTCCTTATCTCCTCCGTTCTGAGTAAAGGGCTGAATTTCGATAGCACAATTTATATGTAATGTTATAGGAGGAGAATACAGATGCCTCGTGGTAGACCAAAGGGAAGTAAGAACAAAACAACACTTGAAAAGATGAACCTTCTTGATATCCCAGAAGTTTCTCCTCCTACCCCCATTGTTAAAGAAACGTATAAAGAAAATAACACAGCGGTTGTACAAGACGTTGCAACGCCCGCTGTTAAAGTTTCATCTATTTGTGAGATATGTGGTAGTCCTATATACGCAAATCCTTGTATCTTACATATAGGAAGAATAACAGGAAAAGCAGAATACTTCAGAGAAGCAACTAGCACAAAATTATCTGTTTGTTATAACTGTTCAAAAGAACTGAGTGACCTGATTGATAAGTGGCTACTAAAGAAGAATCCCAAGTTGATGAAAATACCTGTTCCTTTGGGGGATTAACAGATGGCAAAGAAGAAGGATTATATACTCTTTCCTGAAGATGTGAAGTATCTTGTCAAGTTAATTCCGGACAATATTCCGTTTAGGGCTGCCCGGGTAGAAGATACTGTATATACAGAAGCAACTCTTAAGAACGGCAGTGACGGATTTGTAACTCTTACTGCTCCGGGCTATTATGGGGCCAGCTTTGTCGATAAACATTTTGAATTTCTCCTTTACTGTGGAGACATCAAGAAACTTGACAAGTAAGGTTAGTTGAATTTACATTCATTTTAATATAAAATGAATGTGTAAACATCAATTAACAGGAGGAGTTTTCAATGACTTACTCGTTTCTTGAAGAAGCCTTGGGTGGCATCCGGTCTGGCACGTTCTTCCGTATCGGTTACATCACTGAGCTGCCCGTGAAGGCTGCTTATGCCAAGGAAGGATGGAAGATCCTTAAAAAGACTGAATCTACTGTTCGTACCGGTGTTAACTACGGCAAGATTAAGTCTGTCGTTGAGGAACGCGAAGGTCGTCCGGAAGTTACTCGTACTCGTAAGAATCACATTGTTCCTATTCAGAGAGGTCGTATTTATCAGAACACCGATACGGAGCAGATGTACCTTCGAGTATTCCCGACAAAGAAGGGCACCAATAAGAAGGTCTCCTACATACTGGTAACTCCTGCTCATTCTGAGTATCAATTCAACGACCTGGACGAAGAGATGCGCGAGATGGTTCGGGATTCTTACTTCAATGAGAAGTCTCGTCCTATCGCAACAATCAAGATTGATAATATCTACAAAGTTGGTGATTACCAGCTTACCCCTTACACTCGGTGATAAGAAGTGAAGATTATAGGCGTGTTTATTCAGCACGCCTATTGTATTATATAAAGATTAAACTTTAGAAAGGAACAGACAATGACCAAGTACTGTGCAAATATTGTTACAGATACAAGTGAATATACCATTGCTCTATTTTCAGATGAAGTAACAATTAAGGCGATGGCTGCTTTTGCAGAAGAACAGTTTGAACTGGGGAACTCCCTGTCAACCCCTTGTAAGAATATTTACATTGAGGATCTTACTACAGGAGAAGTTCTGTATGAATGTGCGCCCCCTAAAGATCCTGAAGAAGTGTTAGAGGGGCAGATTTCAATTGACGACTTATATTGAATAACGGAGGGTACAGAAATGAAAGTATGGTACAGTTATAGAAATAATGACATTCTGTCTGACTATGCACATAAGAAATATTTTGATGCCCTTGTAGACAGTTGGCAGACTGACGACAAGTTCAAGTCATTCCTCGAAGAAAAATATAGTCCTATTGAGCTGTTTAACTTCACTGATGCAGACCGCGAAAAAGCGAAAGAAGACTTTGGCTTCTGGGCGTATGATAAGGCTGAAAGTCGTGATACGTATAAACCGTATATGGTTCAGTTCATAAAAGACGAGGGGGAGTAAGTTATGAATATTGTCAGAGAAAGTAATGAACAACGTCCTTTTGATGAAGTAAGGGTGGGCGAAATTTTTGAATACTGCGATACCAGTTATATAAAATCTGGAGGAGCTACTTCTAGTAGTTATACATATAATGCAATTTGTCTTGAAGACGGAATAGTTACTTATTTTATGGACGAGGAACCTGTCCGGCTCGTTGATGCGGACCTTGTAATCCACGGGTAATGCGCAGCTCTGTGCTAATTGTAAAGGAGGACAAAAATGAAAATTGTTTATAATAACAAACAGAACATATGTGAATTCCGTATGGTCGCAACAGGAGACGTATTTTTGTTTAACGGCATTGAGTATATGAGAATTCAGCAAGTCAAATCCTATGATGGTATTCGCTATAACGCTGCCACACTGAAGGAATGACTTCTAATGACGTTCAAAGACACTGACAATGTTGCCGTTATTGATGCAGACCTTGTCATTAAGTAATGAAGTTTAAATAAGACTAATAGGAGATATACTACATGAGTTGTTATTTCGTTTCAAACTGTCGTTGTGTTGAACATGCTTGTGTATACGGGCTTGATGAGTCTTTAGTTAGAGCTAAATATCCAATGGCAGTAGACACAAAGACACTTACCGCCGAACTTACACCTCGAATAGCAAAACTTGCTACTGCAGAAAAGGGCGCAGGGCATGACCAGTTTCTTACAGGTATTATTGTTCAGTTTGATTTAACGTTCACTGTTAAGGCCTGGACAGAAGCTGAACGATATCATTTCTTTGATTTTGTAAGCAGTCAGAGTACTATGCACCGTATTACAAAATTTGATGTTGGTAAACAGTATATTAAGTATGTCGACCCTAAGATTATCAACATTATGAAAAAGAAGATTGAGAAGTATAATACTCTTCTAGAAACTATGACCAAAGAACAGCTGAAAGAGATGTACCTTGAGATCCTCTATAGTAATCCTTGTGGATTTCAGTTGACAGCAGGTATTACGACAAATTATCGTCAGCTTAAAACTATCTATGCACAGCGTAAGGACCATCGGCTTCCTGAGTGGCGAGAGTTTTGTCAGTGGCTTGAAACATTGCCTCATTCGGAATTTATCACAGGAAAAACAAATACGGAAAAGGAGAATTAAACAGCTGAAATCCGAACTGATTCATTCGGGGCAGTATAAACGGTACGGTGACACTTTTCGAGTATGGAAGATTACCACAGACGGAGAAAATGAGGAAGAAGTACTGAAGTACATTAAAGAAAATGTATTTAATAAAGATCTTCCTTCCTCGGGGGAATGGTCTGCTAATATCCGGTACGGTGCAGAAAAAGCTCATGATGCCGCATATTACTTCCGAGGTTGTTACACTCTAGAGAAGCTTGATGACGGATATAAGTATACTGTGCGTAAACCGTACTGCGATTAAATATCTGTATGAGTAAGAAAGTTGTATAGCAGAAGATTGTGCAATGTTTTATCATTGCATTTCTTCTGTTTAATATTGTATATGCTATCGTAACAAACAATAGATATACTTTGTCATTTATGCTTGCTTGTTTGCTTGGGGTATGTCCAGCAATTCCAGCTCTTTTATTACTATATACTGATAAGAATAAATAATTGCTTGCACACCTATTGCAACGTCTTGAACAGCCACACAATAATTATTTTATAAGAGCTAAGGCTCGTGGAGGTAGAATTGGATTCCAAAGTATTTGACATTATTGAAAAAGAGAAACATCGTCAAGACACGACAGTTGAATTGATTGCCAGCGAAAACTTTGTAAGTGAAAATGTTTTAAAGGCTGTCGGATCATGTTTGACAAATAAGTATTCTGAAGGCTATCCAGCAAATCACAAATCAGGAAGTAAGGGCAGATATTACGGTGGTTGTGAATATATTGACGAACTTGAAGAATATTGTTGCGATATGTGGCGTAAGGTATTTAATACTGACTATCATGTAAATGTTCAACCTCACAGCGGTTCTAGTGCTAATCTTGCTGCATACATGAGTGTTCTTAAGCCCGGGGACACTATTCTTGCCATGTCACTTAATAACGGCGGGCATCTCACACACGGCTCTTCTGTTAACTTCAGTGGAAAGCTATTCAACATGAAGTTCTATGATGTTAATGCAGAAGGATTTATTGATTTCAATGATGTTAAAAATAAGGCTGAAGAGTTTCGTCCGAAGCTTATTCTTGCAGGAGCTTCCGCTTACAGCCGTATAATTGATTTTGAAAAGTTTGCGGAGATTGCTAAATCTGTCGGCGCATACTTTATGGTTGATATGGCGCATATTGCAGGTCTTATAGCTGCAGGAGATCACCCTTCGCCGTTTGGTCTTGCCGACATTATTACTACAACAACTCATAAAACACTTCGAGGTCCACGCGGAGGTCTTATTTTCTGTAAACCAGAACTTGCTAAGAAAGTTGATAGTACAATCTTTCCTGGTACACAAGGGGGGCCTCTTGAACACGTAATCGCCGGAAAGGCTGTAGCTGCAGAAGAAGCTTGCACGGAAAAGTTTAAGAATTACATACACGACGTTGTAGGTAACTGCAAGGCGATGTGCGACGAGTTTATCTCCATGGGGTACAAGATAGTTACTGGGGGTACAGATAATCATCTATTCCTTGTTGATTTAACTGCAACGGGTCTGACAGGAAAAGAAGTACAAGACGAATTGGATAAACATCACATTACTTTAAATAAGAATTGTGTTCCAACAGAAACTCGTTCTCCTCAACAGGCATCAGGTGTTCGTATCGGAACAGCAGCTATGACAACAAAGGGATATAAGAAAGATGATTTCATAAAAGTTGCACACGATATTGACAAAGTCATTAAAGAAATGCAAGAACGGAAGAAATAAATTTAAGTTTAAACAGAAGACTAGTGCTCAGGGCTAAACAGGCTTTGAGCATTTTTTATTATAAAAAATAAATCTACTCTTTATTATATTTATAACGCTAAAATTATTGTATAAATCAACAAAGAACTGAAGAAGACCGAGGTAGCTGTCATGTAAAATAAAGTAAAGGAAATATATAGAGATGCCGTTAGAGCAGATTTTCAAATACAGCGGTGGGGGTCTTTTGATCCTACTAACATTGGTACAGATAAGCCCTTTGAAGATAAACCCCTGGAGTTGGTTAGGAAGGGTAATTGGAAAATTCTTAAACCATGACGTATTACAAATCGTAACAGAGTTAAAAGAAGCTCAGTCAAAGTATCAGAAAATAACTGATAAGAGATTGGACGACATTGAAGAAGCCCGAAGAAAATTCATGTATTATCAAGAAGAGTGTGAAGCAAAAGACGCACGAAGAAGAATACTTAGAGCATCAGATGAATTGAGATTAGGCATTGAGCACTCACATGAATACTTCAGAGACGTGTTGGATGACATATCTTTTTATAATAATTTCTGCAACGAACACCCGAAGTTTAAAAACATGCAAGCTGTTGCGGCAATAAGTTTTGTAACTGAAACGTATCAAAAATGCTTAAAAGATAACAAGTTTCTATGAGACAGGAGGAATTGAGTATTGGATAGAAATACTGTTTTACAGGCAGCTAATGCTTGGTTAGGTCGTAGAGAATCAGATGGCACACATCGTGTTATAATTGATACTTATAATACTATAACCCCGTTACCCGCAGGTTATAGAATGACGTACACTGATCCTTGGTGTGCAACATTTGTGTCTGCTGTGGCGCAGAAAGTTGGAGCCACTGATATTATCTACCCAGAATGTAGTTGTCCTAGAATGATCCAGCTATTCCAGCAACATAATCGTTGGATGGAAGATGATTCGTACACTCCTAAGCCAGGAGATATTATCTTCTATGATTGGCAAGATTCTGGCTTTGGAGACAATACAGGAGTATCTGACCACGTAGGAATTGTTTATTCTGTTATAGGAACGAACATGACAATTATTGAAGGTAACTGCAATAATTCAGTTGCATTTACCAACAGACAAGTTAACAGCAGATACATTAGAGGATATGGACTTCCGAAATATGATGATGCTGCTACAAGTGTTCCTGCAGCACCGTCAATAACTGTTCCTAACACAAATATTCAAGTTGGTAGTAAAGTTAAAGTTATTGGAAATACCTGGTACACCGGAGGATCTATTCCTGATTTTGTAAAGAATGATACTTGGATTGTACTGGCTATAAATGGTGACCGCGTAGTTATCGATAAGAATGCAAGCGGTACAAACAGCATTATGTCTCCGATTAACATCAAAGATATTGTACTTGCAGAAGGCTCTACAACAACCGATGTATCGAACATTATTCCTGATGTTCCGATTGGAAATACAACTACAATGACGGAAAAACAGATCTGGGACTATCTCATGTCTGTTTACAACAATCCGTATGGTGTAGCTGCAATCATGGGAAACCTTTATGCAGAAAGTGCTTTACAAGCAAATAATATGCAGAATTCCTACGAAGCAGCTTTGGGTTACAACGACAAGACATATACTGAGAGCGTAGACAATGGTACATACACAAACTTTGTTAACGATGCTGTTGGCTATGGTCTAGTACAGTGGACATACTGGTCACGCAAGGAGGCACTATACAACTACGCTAAGTCCAATAACAGATCAATTGGCGACCCGAAAATGCAGTTGGAATTTATGGTTTCTGAAATGGCAGGTTATCAAGGTCTAGTTGACACAATAAAGAATGCAAAGGATGTTCGTACAGCATCAGACTTCATTTTAGTAAACTATGAACGACCTGCAAACCAGTCCGAGGCAGTGAAGGTAGCAAGAGCTAATATGGGAGAAACATTCCTGAAAAAGTACGGAAATGTAACTCCTGCCCCTACGCCTACTCCTGCAACTCCTGTTGCCCCAAAAGAACCTAAGGTAGGCGATGTAGTCAATTTTAAAGGTAACACACATTATACAAGTTCATCAGCATTTGCATTTGGATTTAGATGTAGACCAGGAAAGGCTACAATTACAGCCATTAACCGTAATGGTAAGCACCCGTATCATTTAGTTAAGGTTCCGGGGCAAGGTTCAACAGTTTATGGTTGGGTAGATTCTGGAACATTTTAATAAAGAGGACAGAGTATGCAATTTCTTGTATTATATGGTAACCAGATACTTTACACCATACTAACAGGTATTATAACAGCTGTTGGAGCATGGATTGGAAAAAAGTATCAGAAAAACTGTCAAGAAAAACAAAAAAGAGATACTGTTAAAACTTGCGTAAGAGCTGTAGAACAACTCTACCCAGAAATGTTAGGCTCTGAGAAATACGCAAAAGCGGTTGAATCCATAAAAGAGATTCTGGCGAATAAGAGTATCGTTATTACAGATCTAGAGATAAAAATGCTTATAGAAGAGCAATGTAATGAATTTAATCAGCAACGCCCTAAGTATCAAGGAAAACATATATAATAAATTAAGGAGAAGAAAACATCATGGACATCACCAACATTTTTGAGCTTGTAATTCTGCTAATTTCTGCCCTTGTAGCAGCATTCGTTATTCCCATACTTAAACAAAAGTTTGGTCAAGAGAAGCTAAACAAAGTAATGACCTATGTAGAAATTGCTGTACATGCTGCAGACCAGTTATTTGCTACCGATGAAGGTAAAGCAAAGAAAGAGTATGTTGTTAACTATCTGACCGAAATGCTTAAGAAGCAAGGTCTCACAGTTGACATGGAAACTCTTGAAAACATGATTGAAGCTGAAGTACTTAAACTTCATAAACAGCTCAAGACAGAGTAATATCGTGTTATTCTGATTAGAACGCTCTCTGTATTAGAGGGCGTTTTTAATTTAATAAAATTAAATAACAGTTGAATATTGTATTATTTTCTGCTAAATTATAACATATTGTATACATAAGTAAGAGGTATTGAAATATGAAATTTAAATTGAACGAAAACTTAACAACTATTCACTACACACTGTTTCCTTCTTGGGACGGTGCTGGTGAAGTAGAATATGAATTTGAACCTTCTATCGAAGATAATTATCGTTTTGCAAAATATTTAGTAAACGACTACTATGACAAAGGCTATGTTGCAGAGCTAGAAGATGCTTTAAGAGATGTAGATGGACTCCCGGAAGGATATGACGAACTAACCTCAGAAGAAAAATTCTCTGAACTAGTTCAAAGTGTCGCAGAAAACACCGATTTGTTCGATGAAGATGCGTATGACTTTTTCTATGATGATGCAGTAGATGAATATACGGAAGAAGCAGACTATGGTGATGACAACGGGTCAGGAATGTCATATAAAGACTTTATTTGAATAAGGAGCCACAAATGAACGTTAAGAAAAAGAAAGGTGCGTTAAGTTATTTTGCAACACTTGATGCGGGGGACCCAGAAAAGAATGCAGAACAATTTAACAACTCAACAGCAGACGATGTAAATGTTACTACAATGTCAGAAGATTGGGCACATAAAGACGTTCGATACATGTCTGATATGTTAGACGACCTTATGGCAAATACGTCGGAAGACCAACTGGATGCTGATTTGAAACTATTCGCTCGTATTGCACGTAGACTTCGTGTCCGTAATATGGACGACCTTGTTGTCATGCTCGACCGTAACAACGAGTATGACCCACAATACTACATGACAGAAGTTGGTCAGGAGATTGGGCCTGTATATAAGGGAAAAGAAGACGCAGTTGAATATGAAATGTTTGGCGCACATCTTGTTGCAGAGAACACTCCAACAGGTCTGTTTCTATATTTTCCTGATGAAACTTCTGGTAGAAAATATGTAAATGCGGTGGACGGAATGATGAACGAAAATTACAGTCGTAAAAATATATGTGAAGCAAATACTGAAAATGCTGACAGAACCAATCTTATTCAGAAAATTAGATCTTTCGGCAAAAACTATGACTTTGATAAGTATACAGATCAGCAGCTTTTCCGTATTGCTAACAGACTTCAAGATGCTGCTGACATTGAAGATGTAATGCGTGAATTTGCTGAGATTCGTAATAGAAAAGCTGAGCAGAAAGAATATGATGCTGAATACGACATTCCAGATGAGACATATGAGGAAAGCCTTACAGTAAGACAGAAGTTAAGCCGTATGGATGAAGCTTGTTTGGACAACGGAAATTATCTTGACTTAAGAAATCTTTTTGAAGCAGTCACTCCTAACATGACGCCGGATGAGAAAGAGGAACTTCGTAAAGTAGTAAATTCTACAAATGACCCTGAGATTATTTCCGCTTATCTTAATGGAAAGTACAAACAGAAGGACGAGAATCTCAGAGAAGATTATACATCCCAGTTATTCAATAAACTAAAACAGGCAGTGATAGAGTTCCTTGACTTTGCAGATTCCATGGAGTGGGATATGCCCGAGGGGTATATCTATCAGAACTGGAAAGATTGGATGGACGACACACAGTTCTCAGTGTCTGTTGATTCCGTTGAAAGTGCAGAGAATCTTCTGTCTGATTATAAACGTCTATATGAAGTTGACAAACGTCTTGCCCCGAGACTGGAAGATTGGGAAACAGATGAATTTATTCGTTTGTACGAAAAGCTACAGACTACACTTGATGCAGCCATTAAAGCATGGGAGGAACAACAGAAATGATTTTGAACGAGACGTTCGATACAGGTAAGTATCAAAGAATAATTTCCAAACAAGTAATGGACAGTGACGGATTCTATACGGACTATACGATGTATTATAATCCCGATGAGGATAATTATTTCTTTATATTCGGTGATGAAGATGTATACGGACCTGATCCATACAATGCTGACTGGACTTGTGACACTAACGACGAAGCAACGGAGTGGTACAATAACTATACCGGTTTCGAAGATGAAGACCTTGACGAATGCGTTGATACTTCTTTAAAGGAAGGCGACACTCAGTTTACAAAAAAGCCCGGAGAAGAAGTACAATTCTCCACTGATGGGATGACTAATATTCCCGATGTTGGCGAACGCTTTAAAGTTGGTCCTTTAACTGGAACTTGCACAAAAAAGACTGCTGATAAAGTTACTATGAAGGTTACTGCTAATGCATTTCTACAGGAAGACATCAACGATGTTCTCCCATCTGAAGAAATTGAAATTGTTGCAGATGTAGAGCCTAGTAAAGAAACCGTTACAGCAGGTCCCGATGCAGGAGTAGCAGGTCTTATTAACAATCTGATTATTCAAAATTGGGGCATGAACAGCGCCTACACAGATCTTATTGTAAATGCTGATGCAAATAATCAGCCCAATATTGCTAACCTGGCAAAAGATATTGTTGCTGACATTAACAATCATATTGGTAAACTTCAAGCTGCTCTTGCTATGCTTTCCCCTAATGTCGAAAATATTGCAGCAGGAGAGTCTGAAGCAGCTCAACAGTTAAACGTTGTAAATGAAGAGCTTACTGAGAAAGAGCAATACACTTTAGAGCGTACTGGCAAAATAAATGAACGTATTCGTCGTAAACTAAATTCCATTGTTAACCGATACAACGGTTGGCAAGAGCCTGCTGCCATTGGAAAGATGTTTGGGGAACTTGCTGACGAAGGTGTTGACGTTACTGTCATGGGACCTTCGCAAGATTATGCTCCTGGAGCCAAAAGCTGGACAGTTCCTTGGGAGCTAGATGGAGTAAGAGTAGAGAACAGTATGTTCGTTTATAGCGTGTATGAAGGAGGAAAAACTCCTCGAAATGAATATAATATGTATTTTTCTTAAGGGGAACGTGTAATGAAAATTAGAAAACTTACCGAAAATATTAACAACTTTGATAATGCAGAAAATAAAGTTACTGCATTGAATCCGATTATGGGAGACGCTGTTGCGGTATCAAAGAAGACGCAAAAGAAATTTGAGAAAGAAACCGAACCCATGGAAAAGCCCGTTCTAGGTACAAAGGACGATAAGATTAAAGAGAATAAAGATCTTACCGAAGCATTTGAAAGTGATGGTTGGGAGCTAGAAGACTCTGACCTGGTACAGGTTTTAGAAAAATTAGCCGATGTTAAGTATGAAATTGACAACTGTGTTAGAGGTAGTTACGCTACTCATGGTATTGACACATACGGCGAGCTTGCTGTACTTGTGAAAGAACTTGCAGACGATTTAATTGACTGCGCAGAGGAACTAGCAGACATGGACGTGATGGACAGCTTACTGAAGCGGGACAATTCTCATTTACCAACGGAACACTTGAAGAGTTTGATCCTGCAGATCTTGTAGCAAAAATTAAAAACCGGGAGACCGCTCTGCATACCATTCGTGATTTTAACAACAAACAGTATACCTTTGCAATTTCTCCTAGAGGCTCAGTTGAAACCCCTGATTACATCTGGGTTGATGTTACAGAAGATACAGGTAACCCCAATCCACAACGAATCTTCATGCAGAAGTACAATACATATGAAGACGCTATCCAGGGCATTAACGAGATCAAGGAACATATTATGGACTCCGTTGTTGATGAAAAGGTTGAAGAAGCTCTGAACGAAGATGGTCGTAAGAATAGAGAAGTTCTGACCCCTGAACAGAAACGCGACGAAGATGAAATGAATAGTTCACTCTGGGGAATTATTTACAATGAACTAGAGAAAGATACTGACGGATCTAAAAATCGTGTGAATAAGAAAGCTTCTCAGAGATATACATACGATTGCCTGTCAACCGACGCAGACGGCAACATTACTGTATACGCTCCTGTAAAAGACAAACTTCAGAATGCAATCAATGTTGCTGAAGCATATGGTCTTAAGTTTAAAGTTGGTCTTGGGAGCACTCGGAACAAGAACCACGCGTTTGCTTGCACTATCTACATTCCCGAAGGATACAATATGGAAGAAGCAGATGAAATTCTAAATGATCTTCCGAACGAAGATTAAGGTGAAATATGTATAGAGTTGACCAACACAAGAATATATATTTGAGTCGTGGAGACGATTTCAGTTATACATTTCCTGTTTATGTCGACAATAGTGAAACAGCATACAAGTTTGAGAAAAACGACGGTTGTATGCTGTTTTTCTATATTTTCATTCCTAATTCTATTAACTATGAATTTGTAATGAAAAAGACATTTGGCACTGACGGGAGTGTTATTACAGAGTTTAGTAATGATAAAGCTTCTACTACAAAAGTAATCAATAATATTGACGATAAAGGAAATATTATTGTAACACTAAATGAAGAAGATACAATGAAAATCTTTCCAGGACAATACAAATATCAGATAAGAGTCAAAGTAAAAGACAGCGCTGGTAATCTTGTATTAAAAACAGTTACAAATAGAAAAGACTTTTATGTTATAGAGGACGATTACAGTAACAGAATATGGTAAGATAAAAGGGGTGAGCAGACTGTGCCTGACACTTTAAGTTTCATGAGTTCAGACATTCAGAACGAACTAAACAACCTAACAGAGGATGAAAAGAAAGTTGCCCTTGAAATACTAAAACAGTATTCACAATCAGGATCTTCAGATGTTTATCAAGATTTAGTATATCAAGACTACGAAGAAATTCCTGTAGATATAGAAACATTTCTGTACAATGAATACTATCTAGGAAAGAGCCTCATAGATGCAGAAGGCAGGAAAACTGTATACCCATACTGGGTTGAGACACTGAAGAAGATTTTTCCTACAAATGTTGACACAGCATACAACACTCTTGCATTGACTGGTTCAATTGGTATTGGTAAATCTTTCATGGCTGTTCTTTGCATCCTTTATCAATTATATAGAATGATGTGTCTTAAAGACCCTTACTTACACTATGGGTTGCAGCCTATTGATAAGATTACTTTTGCATTCATTAACATAACAATGGATGCAGCTGCTGGTGTAGGCTGGCAGAAATGTCAAGAGTTGTTACAAAATTCCCCGTGGTTTATGAAGAAGGGTGCGTTGTCAGGTAGCACAAACATTGTATGGGTTCCTCCAAAAGGTATTGACCTTCTATACGGTTCATTACCAAGACACATAATTGGCAGAGCTGTGTTCTCTGTGTTCTGTGACGAGGTCTCTTTTGTACCAACACAAGATGTAGAGATGCAGAAAAAGAAAGCAAAAGACCTTGTTAACACAGCAAGTGCTCGTATGCAATCTCGTTTTATGCATGGAGAACACAATCCTACATTGCTTATTCTTGCATCGTCAAAACGAACTGAACAGTCTTACATGGAAACATTCATTGAAGGAAAAAAGAATAACGACAGTAAAACAACATATATAGTTGATGAGCCTCAGTGGGTGATAAGAACCGATAAAGACAGCGCAGTAAAATTCAAAGTAGCTGTAGGTAATAAATTTCTTAATAGTGAAGTAGTTCCGCTGAATTCTACAGAAGCAGAGTTACAAGCATATAGAGACCGAGGATACACTCTTATAGATGTTCCAATGGGATACTACGAAAACTTTATAGATGATATCAATATTGCATTGACAGATATTGCCGGTATCTCTACTTCAGGGACAACTAAATATTTTGCAGGAACTAGAATTGCTGCTGTCAGAAATGAAAAACGCAAAAATCTATTTACAAAAGAAATCATATCTGTCGGAGACGGAGCAGACGACAAGACACAATATTCTGACTTTATTGATAAAACTCGTATAGATCCAAAACTAAAATCTCGTCCGTTGTACATACACCTTGATATGTCAGTGTCGGGAGACGCTACAGGTATTGGAGGAGTTTGGATTAACGGGAAGAAACCAACAAAGCCGGGAGAAGACCCGTCAAAAGATTTGTATTACACCTTGGCATTTCATGTGAGTATAAAAGCTCCTAAAGGTTGTCAAGTATCATTTGAAAAGAACAGAAACTTCATTCGTTGGCTACGTCAAGAAGGCTTTAATATTAAGGGTGTGTCCGCAGATACCTTCCAGTCATACGATTTACTACAAGTATTAAAGGGAGAACATTTTAACACTTCAATTATATCTGTTGACCGAGTAGACAGAGAACAGAAAGTGTGCTTACCTTATTTAACGTTTAAAAATGCAATATACGAAGAACGCTTCGATATGTATCCTACAACGGAACTAGTAGAGGAACTTCTCGATCTTGAAAAAGACGGAAACGGAAAAATTGACCACACTCCTATGGGTAGAAAAGACGCGGCAGACGGTGTGTGCGGAGCTCTTTACAATGCTTCACAACACGCAGAGGAATTTTCCTTTGACTGGGGAGAAACGATACAAACAACAATTGATGTAAGCCAAGCAACAACGGAAGTAGACCGAGCACAAATTGTATTAAACTTTGAAGAAGAGCTTAAAAAATTAGACTCAATACAACCCCATAACTCTACATTTCTCGATTTTGGAATGGGGAAAGCAAGCGAACTGTACTCCAGCTATCTTGCAAATGGTATTGTTTTATGAATAGTTTTACAAAGGGGTAAATATGGCAAACGATTTAAAAAATAGTGAGTCTGTATTTGCTGATGCAACGGATCTGTACGGAACAAAATTAAACCCCGTACCTACTCCGAAAAGAAATATTGGTATAGACACTGACGGAGAGTTTTATGACGCTCTGATAAATGGTGTTAAGTCCAGTATGATGGACATCAGTAAGTTAGAGTCCTTTACTCAAGTTTCACAGAATAGAGAACTTCTTTATGAAGTCATTGACACTATGTGTGAAGACACTACGATAGCTTCAGCTCTTGAAATATACACAGAAGATTCAACAGAGCTTTCTGAGAATGGTCGAATTGTTTGGTGCCAATCAGACGACGAAGATGTTTTAAAGTATATAACATATCTGTTGGATGTTTTGAATGTGGATAAGAACATATTTAAATGGGCTTACTGTTTGTGTAAGTACGGAGACGTTTATCTTCGTATGTACCGTAACTCTGACATAGAAGACGGATTATTCAATTCCGACGATGTTTCTGACAAGAAAAAGTATCTTAAGGAAGAACTTGATAAGATTCACGAAAACAGAGAAAACTCTAAGCTAGACGAATCAGTTATGGTACACGCCAATTCAAAAGATGACCGTTATGCTCAGTATGTAGAGATGGTGTCTAATCCCGCTGAAATGTTTGAGTTAACTAAATTCGGCAAAACATATGCCTACATCAAAGCTCCTGTTAGATCTGGTTTACAACAGAAGCAATCTTCAATTGATGTTCCTTCTTGGAGATATCGGTTCAATCGTTCAGACGTAACTTTGTACGATGCAACTGCATTTGTTCACGCCTCTTTAGAAGATGATTTCCAACGTTTCCCTGAAGTAGTAGACATCTTTCTCAACAACGACATGAACAGCTCTAATGATACAAATAAGTTAAGTTATACTGTTCGACACGGACAATCTATTCTATACTCTGTATATAAACTTTGGAGAACTCTTACGCTGCTTGAGAACTCGCTACTTCTAAATCGTCTTACTAAGAGTTCTGTATTAAGAGTTATAAATGTTGAAGTAGGCGATATGCCACAAGAGAATGTTGGAAAACATATGATGGGCATAAAGGCACTATTTGAACGAAAAGCGTCTTTTGACACTGGCAATATTATGTCAGAGTATACAAATCCAGGACCGATGGAAAACTGTATATACGTTCCGATGCACAACGGAATAGGAAGCATAACTCCTCAGCAGATCGGCGGAGACGTTGATGTAAAGGGTCTTACTGATATAGACTACTTTAAGAATAAACTTTTCGGCGGGTTAAAAATTCCGAAACAGTATATGGGGGACACTGAGGACGGAGCTGGCTTCAATGGTGGAGCTTCTCTATCACTGATCTCTGCTAGATACGCAAAAACCATTAAACGTATTCAGAATACACTTATTCAGTTAGTTACTGACCTGATTAATCTTCTGCTTCTTGATAAGGGGCTGGTTTCTTATGTAAACAAATTTACTATCAAGATGCAACCTCCGACAACTCAAGAAGAAATTGATAGACGAGACAATCTGTCATCAAAGGTAGGAATTACACAAGATGTTATGAACCTACTATCTGATGTAGAGGACCCGTCTCAGAAGCTTCGTATTCTTAAGATCTTACTTGCTGAGATTATTGATAATCCGGAAGTAATAAATGTTATTCAAGAAGAAATTGATAAAATGGAAGAAGAAGGAGCACTGGCAGAAGAAGGGAATAACGAACCTGATGACAGGGATATTGATGTAAATGTTAGAATGCCTCGATCTGGAGGACACGCAGGAGATGTAGAAATTCCCATTCCTACTGACGATTCTTCTGACGAAATGCCTCCTGCTCCCGCAGAGGAAGAAACTATTACTCCTCTACCCTCTCCCGCAGATTTAGGAATTGACATGACAGACACAGCAAACCTATAAATTAGCCAATAATATTGGAAAGGACAAAGTATGGCAATATCAAAAACAGATTGTTTAATACTACTGAATGAACTTCAAGAATCGGGTATTGATTGCTCGAATGAAGTAAAAACATTGTTGAGATCTTCTGGTCCTAATGTAGAGGTACTAAAATTCATAAATGACAACAGACCTCTTGATTTAGCAATGTTCTACGAGAAGCTACGCAAGAGTTACAACAATAAGAAATCAACATTGTATATAAACTTAATGAAAGACCCCGACCCTGAAAATATAAACAAAGTTTTATCCACCTTGAATTCTTACTCGTTACAGGCAACACTGTTTTCTGAACAACTTCAGAATAAACAGATGTTTTATAGATTCTCAAGGCTACAAGAAGTGTATCAGTGTTTGTATTACTACACAAAAACATATGACTTAACTCCTTGTATAAAGCTATTGTCCATGATCAAGGCGGACATAAAAGTTCTTGAAACGTGCTACAGAGAACAAAGTTGAATAATCACCCGAGATTAACTATAATATAAAATATAAAATTACGGAGGTATGTAATCCAAATGGATCATATTGAATCAGAATATCTATACATTCATAGTCTTAAACTCGCTGACAGATTGGTCAATGCGGGAATTCGTTGCGAAGGGAAGAAAGTAAACGTTCAGAACCCTCGGTACTGTGACTTCATTTTCAAGAATACTCCAGAAACACTTGAGATGCTGAAGCAGTACGTTGATGAACGTCGTAGTAACAGAGACTAATATTACACATTAAGGAGAACAGATTATGGGGCTTTCAATCAAGGAAAAGAAATTGCTAACACAATTCGCCAGTAACAATTACGGGCTGTATAATAAAACACTCGCCAAGAAGATAGGACTCCACGAGAGTATTTTTCTTGGCGAAATTATTTCTGAGTATGACTACTGGAATAAAATGCACAGCCTAACAGATGACGGCTATTTCTATAGCACTGTTGAAAATGTAATGGAGTCTACAACGTTGTCTGATTATCAACAACGTTCAATCATTAAGCATCTTGTAGAATTGAAAATACTTGATGTTAAAGTAGCAGGAATGCCGGCTAAAAGATATTTTCGAATCAATGAAGAACAGTTCTATGCTATATTGCTTGAAGACGATGGCGATGCTAATAATGACCCAGACCCAACAAGTAGTAAAGAAACTTGTGGTAAGGATTTAACTGAGTTAACAACAAGTAGTAAAGAAAGTAAAGAACAAGATCTTAACTCAGTAAAGACAAATAATAACAATATACCATTAACAAATAAAAATAACAATATAATTTTAACAGCTACACCGTTTATTAGCAATTCAGGAAAAATATCTAATCTTTTAGAAAATGAAACGAAACAAATAGATACAAAGCCAAAGAAGAAATCTAATTTAGAACAGTGTACTGATTTAACTTTTGAACTTATCTCTGATACAGATCTTGCTGAATATGTAAACAATTATTTAGTAGATCAAAAATTGTATAAATCAATAAATGTCACCCAATGGAGGATGAGACTAGAACATCTTTTGCAGTATGCAAAGGGCAGAACTGATTTAGCAAGAGAAATTGTCAAACAGACATGGGCAAGAGGGTATAGAGATTTTTATCCCGTTTCTGAAACTTATGTAAATACAGCAAAGCCTGCATATACATCTATTACCAGAAAAGAGATTAGAAATGACCCGCCTAAGATTGACGATAAGATTGTTTTTTAAGTAATTTGTAGAAAAACTTATTTTATTAAAACTTTAGTGCTAAATTTAAACAGTCAATACAAATTGATCCCGGTGAAAACAGCTGTAGATAGGGCAGCTACAGAATGTTCGTGTTAGATTAGAAATGATGTGTTGAAAGGAATATAGATGGATAGAAAGTCAAACGAAGAGTTGACCTTTGACAGATCAGCTCTAGTCAGCGAAAAAGGCAGCCCTATATTAGGTCGTCTGTCCGGACCAGTTGCTGACATTATAAATCCTACTCGTAATGGAAGAAAATATTCTGAACAGCTATGGGAGAATGTTTTTAACAGTCCCATAGCTCAGGAAACATTTGAAAACGGTGGATATTTCGGAGAACTTGGTCACCCCGCTGACCGTCAAGAGATTGACATGGAGAAGATTGCTATTTGTATGCCCAGTCCTCCCCAGAAGAATAATAAAGGGCAGCTGATTAGCTCTTTTGACATTCTTGATACCCCGAATGGTCGCATTTTAAAGACCCTTTGCGATTATGGATATAAGATGGGAATCTCCTCTAGAGGTTCAGGAGATGTGTCAACAGACATTGATGGAAATGAATCTGTAGACGAGGACACATATGATTTTAGTTGCTTTGACGTTGTTCTTCTACCTGCAGTAAAGGCTGCTCGTATGGAATATGTTACAGAGGCTGTTGGAAATCAAAGTGTTCCGTTGAAAAAGGCATTACAGGAATCTTTAGAAAAAGCATCTGCGTCTGACAGAAAAATTATGCAGGAGACATTGAATACCCTCCAGATTGAATATACCCCAGAAGAAGAAAATGTAGAAAAACCTTCTTCTGTTAATTATAAAGAAGTTGTTAACGAAGGCGTTGCAGTCGATACTACCGAAGCAGATTTGTTAGAACAGCTTCAAGCCTCCTTGAAAGAAAACAAAGAGAAAGAACAGCAGCTACTTGAGTTACAAGAGAAGTTGTCAGTTAGTTATACTAAAGAAGCGTCATGTAACGAAAAGATGGCTAAGTACAAACAAGCGATTCTGAAGTTGTCAGAGGAAGCGAAGAAAGTTGTTTCTCTACAAGAAAAGTTAAGTAATTATGAGCAGCAAGTTAGTCAGTTAAACGAACAGTTAGCTTCCGCTAAAGATGAAGCTATTATGTCTAAGAATAGTTTAACTGAACGTTCTAAGGCGTTAGCTGAATCAGTCACTTCAAGCAGAAGTAAAGTTGCGGAACTAACCGAACAGCTGAATATTGCTAATGAAAATAGCAGTAAAGAAATCACTTCTTTAACTGAAAAACTTTCGACAGTTCAAAAAGACTTAGCTCAGAAGAAGACAGAATACACTAAGAAGTTAACTGCTTCAAACAATCTTGTTGAAAAGTACAAGAAGATAGCCGCTGGTGCGGTTAACCGTTATGTTGAATCACAATCAGTAAGACTTGGTGTATCGAAGAATGAAATTTTAAATAGATTGCCTGATAGTTACACATTTGACGATATTGATTCTGTATGCGAAAGTCTACAGTCTGTAAATCTTAACTTAAGTAAGTTACCATTTCAGTCAATGCAACTACAGGAAAAGTTAAGTGCTAAGATTACGTCTCCTAAGAAGGAAATAATCCCCCTTGTTCAAGACGATTTAGTAGACGATGACTTACTGTCTCTAGCACGACTTAAATAATATATAAAGAGGTAAATATAATGAATCTTCTAGAACAATACAAAGGTCGTCTTGCAGTTTCTGAATCCGTTTACGGCAGAACTCACAACGGCGAAAAGATGGATAACCACAAGAAGTTAGTTATTGCTAAGGTGCTTGACAATACTTCAAAGTTCCTCTCTGAAGCTTTTGATGCTGCTTCTGGCACACAGCGTTCAGATCTCGGGCTTAATTGATGGGCCGTTTATATCGTGAGATATAAATAAATCTTTTATATTTTTTCAAAATAATCTCTTAATTTATTTAATATGTACGGATATATCTACAAACGAGTTAATCTAATAAATGGGATGGTCTATGTTGGACAGCATGTTTACCGTAGCAAAGAAGTGAAACTTGATGAATCTTACAGAGGATCCGGAGTTTATTTCAACACGGCTCTGGAATACTTTGGAGAAGAAAATTTCACATACGAACTTATTGACACTGCAGAAGACAAAGACGAATTAAATGAAAAGGAAAAGTTCTGGATAAAAGAACTTAATTCCATTGACACAGGGTACAATCTGACTTCAGGAGGAAGTTTTGTGTCCCCTGACGATATAGCTTTTTATTATAAGTTGTATTCTAACATGGGGATGAAAGGTAAGAAACAATCACAATACCAGAAAACTACTGCATCTGAATATATGAAAAACAGAGAAATAACTGATGAGTTTCGTAATAATTGCAGTAAGGCTAAAGTAGGTAATACTAACGCTAAAGGGAATAAAGGTTGTTTCTGGATAACAAATGGGACTGAAGAACATAAAATCCATTCTGAAGAAGAATTAGAAAAATATCCTGGATACTATCCCGGAAGATTAACTGATGTTTATAGTAAAATCAGTAGAGCCTTAACAGAAGAGGAACGGATATACGTACATAAAGACGAAACTGAAAAATATATTAAGAAAAAAGAACTAAGAGATTATCAAGAAAAAGGTTTTGTTGTAGGCAAAATAAAGTCTCGATATCAAAACAGAGGCGCTAGTATAAGCGAAGCCAAAAAGGGTAAGATCCGCATAATGAATACTGAAGGAAAAATTAAGTATATTTTCAAGGATGTACTGAACGAGTATTTGAATTTAGGATTCTATCCTACAAAACCTTTGATATAAAAGAGAAACAGACGGTGAATTGCTGGGACGTCTTATATAAAGGCAGAGTATATAAGATAATCAGCAGCCAAGCTCCCCTCAGTGGGAGAAGGTTCAACGACTATCGAAAGTATAGCAAAAGAGAAAAACTTTTGCAAATAAATGAGTAGAGTAGGAACTAAGTAGTTCCGAAGTGCCGTCATTCTAGTAAAGGATAAAACAATACTAGAATAAGATATAGTCTAAACTGCACAGTGATGTGCAGAGAATAAGTGGACACGACTTATTCGTAATATTTTTGCTACAAGAAATTCTGCCTGAACCTTACAACTGTTGCTCTTCCTAACTTAATTGCTAATGAGCTAGTAATTGTTCACCCGATGAGCTCCATGAGCGGCTTCATTACTTACATTGAGTATACTGCTGCCAAGACCAAGGGTCAGACCACTGCTGGTAAGCTACTGAACAGCCCGTTCGCTCTTGGTGATGTAGATGCTGATTACACTGGTGACCGTGTTGTTGAAACTCCGACAGCTGGTGCTTCTCTTGCTCTTTCCTGGACTCCTGTTGTTAAGGGCGCGTTTGAGAAGGACGGCGTTAAGTACGACGTTAAGGTTACTCACGCAACTGGCGACCCCACTTATGTGAATGTTGGCGAAGATGGCAAGACAATTACCACAACTCTTGTTGCCACTGACCGTGTAGCTTATTACTACGACAACGTAGTTGTTCCTCAGAACGACCTTCCGATGCTCAAGGCAGAGATGAAGAATATCGCTCTTGTTGCTAAGGCCCGTCGTATCGCTGTTTACTACTCTCAGATTGCTGCTTTCCAGGCTAAGACCGACTACGGCTTCGACCTTGGTGACCAGCTTGCAGAAAAGGCTGTTGGTCAGCTCGAATATGAAATCGACACAGAAGTTGTTCAGCTTCTTATCGACAATGCCCCGACCGACACAGTCCTTGAATGGAGCAAGACTCCTAATGTAGGTGTTTCTAAGACAGAGCACTATCAGGGATTCATGGAAACTGTCGAAGATGCCAAGCGCGTAGTGTATGACCGTACAAAGAAATTTGTTCCTAACTACATGATTTGCGCCAGCGACCTTCTCCCGGTGTTTGCGTTCATTCGTGATTGGACTCCTGCTCCTGTGAGTGATGTTAATGGTCCTTACTTCGCCGGTACTCTCGGTTCTCTTAAGGTGTTCGTTTCCCCTGCTCTTGAAGCTGGTAAGTTCATCGTTGGTGTCAACGGTAGCGATCTGATGAGCTCTGCTGCTGTTTATGCTCCTTACATGAGCGTTGTTCCTACTCAGCTGCTTCAGTTCGCCGATGGTGGAACTACACAAGGCTGGAGTACGATGTACGACCTGAAGCTTCTCAATCCTAGCCTCCTGGTAGCCGGTAAGATCAAGGCCTGAGTTTAAACTCCAATCAAAGAAACAGAATTTCCGCATAATTGTATAAAATAGTTGTTTATACTTCAATCTTACCTTATAATATATTATGGGGAGGGGACTTTAGCTCCCTTCTCCATATTTTTTTTATTTGTTTACACACAGGAGTAACAGTAGAATGTCTAATGGAACATCAGAAACTCTTAAAAGAATTAACAGAGAAAAGTTTGAAAAGAATGTATTGTCAAAAATTCCACGTGAAGAAATCACTAATTTATATTTAAATCAAAACTGTACTTATGACTTTCTGATGAAGAAGTACAATATTACATCTTGGACATTAGATAAAGTCATAAAAGAATACGGCATAAGAAAGCCACGCAAGCAGTCTGCAAGGTTAGTTCTTGAAACGAAGTATAAGAATGCAGGAAGCAAAGAAAACTATGACAAACAAGTTTACGCGACGATGCTCGCAAATCTACAAAGTAGAGGAATAACAAAAGAAGAACATTATGAAAAGGTGTCAGAAGGTTGTAAAGCTGCATGGGGTAAAAAATCTCATGAAGAGTTACAACATATAATTGAAGAACGATACAAACATTATTTCAATGTTCCGGAAAAGATTGAGCATGCTAAAGGGGCAAGGTCAGCTACAAACCTTGACAAGTATGGAGTTGTAAATTCTTTTGCTCTTGCAAAATATACAAATGATAGTAAGCCTAACGCCAAGTTTTCAGAATTGTTGGATATTGTAGGAATTGAATATATAAGAGAATTCTACATTGGATATGACAACAAACATTTTAAATACGACTTTAAAGTAAACGACATTCTTATAGAAATAAATCCTTGGCCTTGTCACAACGTTACATTCTGTCCTATTCCTGGGTCAACAACACTTCAGAAAGATTATCACTATAAAAAGAGTAAAGTAGCTCAAGATAATGGCTACAGGTGTATTCATGTTTGGGACTGGGATGATTGGAATAAAATTGTTTCTTTGCTTTTGCCCAGAGAAAAAGTATATGCTCGTAACTGTGTTGTAAAACAAGTCAACAAGAAAGATTGTATAAATTATCTGAACAAATATCATCTACAAGGTTATGCTAAAAGCACAATTGATTTGGGACTTTACTGTAATGATGAACTAGTTTCAATTATGACGTTCGGTCGTCCAAGATATAACAAGAATTACGAATACGAGCTTATAAGATACTGTTCTCACAGATATGTAGTTGGCGGAGCTGAAAAGTTATTTAGTTATTTTGTAAAGAACTATTCTCCGTCGTCTATTATATCCTATTGTGATAATAGTAAATTTAACGGTGACGTTTATAATTCTTTGGGGTTTGAACTTCGCGATTATGGTATTCCAACACGACACTGGTTTAACATAAACACGGGCCAACATATTACAGACAACCTGTTAAGACAAAGGGGCTTTGACCAGCTATTTGGAACACATTATGGTAAAGGAACATCAAACGATGAGTTAATGATCGCACACAGTTTTGTAGAGATATATGATTGTGGTCAGTCATGTTACATGTGGAAAAAGAATTGATCGGAGGAACTGAACAGATGGATAAATTATTACTTCATGCTTGTTGCGCACCCTGTAGTAGTGCTGTTATTGATGAGTACTCAAAGTATTTTGATATAACATTGTATTATTACAATCCTTGTATTACAGATGAAATTGAGTACTATAAAAGATCCGATGAGCTTATCCGACTCGGTAAACTTTATAATGTACCGGTAGTTATTGCAGATTTCTATCCGGAAGAATACTATAACGCGTGTTCCTCTTTAAGTAATGAACCCGAGGGCGGGAAGAGATGCAAGGTGTGTATTGGTCAGAGATTGAAAGGTGCAGCAACTTATGCAAGAAACAACGGGTTCGGATATTTTTCAACTACATTAACAATTAGTCCTTATAAAGATTCTGCTGTTATAAACAGTATTGGAACCGCTGTTGGGGGGTCTGTAGGAGTTATGTATATGCCGTTTGATTTCGGATATCTGTTCCCCAGATCATTGCAACTGTGCGAGAAGTATAATTTATATCAACAGAATTATTGTGGGTGTGAGTATTCAAAGAATGAGATTTAAATTACTAGAAGAAGTAGAATTATCGGAAAAGGCGCCTGCCGGACAAGGTAAATTATGGAAGGAACCTGTCAGCCGTAAATATCCTGATGATAACGTAGACAACTATTCTTTACATCATATCAATTCAATACACACGGATAATAGTCAGTACAATCTGGCAGTTATTCCCAACAAGCTGCACACGGATATTACTAGAGAAATAAATAAAAGATGTAAAGAGTATTTAATCAATAACGGAATTATTCAATCAATCTCTCTTGATGTTTGGAGAGATACAATGGGTTCTTCTAAGCTAGATTATGATCCCGAGAAAAATCTATTTTTCATACCAAATCAAGTTACTTTGAATTATTCTATTCCAAGTGAAGAACAACTAGATTTATTTGGAGAAATGTGATGAGAAATTTGATAGAAGAATTTCAAGTACATGATGTATTGAATCCGAAACTATGGAAAGATAATGTGCTTATTCCGGCGGTAAGACAGAAAGTAATTGAGATTGTTTCAAATTTTGAAGAATATCTGGAAATTCCTGTTCATACATCGGATGTAGTTATTGTCGGAAGTAATGCTTCTTATAACTATACAGAGCATTCTGATTTAGATATTCACTTGATTGTAAACACAGATTTGATGGAAGACATTCCCGAAGACTTTCTGAAGATTCTGTTCAACATGAAGAAAACTGCATTTAACAAAGAATACAGTATTAGCATAAAAGGTATTCCTGTTGAGCTGTATGTTGAAGATTTGAAGTCAACAGTTGTGTCAAACGGAATATATTCTGTTTGCGAAAATCGTTGGTTAAAGGAACCTCATAAGATTACAGATGTGCCTAAAAACGATGTTACGGAAGCTGTTGCCTCCTGGCAAGAAAAAATTGATTATGCAGTTAGCACGGGAGTTTATGAAGACCTTGCTAGTGTATTAGATAAACTTTATCTTATGCGAAAAAATTCAATTGCTATTGAAGGCGAATATGGTAAAGGAAATGAAATTTTCAAGACGTTAAGAAACAAAGGTTACCTTTCAAAGTTGAAAGATGCTCTAAATAAATGTATATCCTCTAAGTTATCATTAGAATCATACATATACACAGGAAAGTTTATAAATCTATTTGAGGAGTAAATGATGTGAATAAAGCATATTTTGAAGAGTTTTTGAACACTCTTAATGAACAAGAGTTGAAAGAATCTGATTTTAGAACTGCTAGAAATAAAGTTTATGATTTTCTTGAGCAGTTTTATGGGAGGAAGGTTCAAGATTTTCTTGTAAATGAAGGCGCACAGGCAATGGAGGTTAAGGCTGCGGTGCCTGAGTATGACCCTGATTGGTGCCCGGATGAATACACAGAACAAGTAGCTGCAATTGATCAGCAGTGTATTGAAGAGATAATCGCTGCCTTGGTGAAAGCAGATATGAAATCGCTATTTCTTAATGCAGAATAATTCTATATAATTAAAGAAGGAGGTATAATTATTCTGTGAACAAACTTTTAGAAGATAAGAGACAAGAGCTGATTTCAAACTCAAAACACGCAGATAATTATGCTCCTGAAAATCAGTTTCGTGGAAAGAATCGTTATGAAAGACGTCTACACAGCAGGGTTGCTAATTCTGTAAGAGAAATGAATTCTATTGACATGAATAAGTTTTTCCAGAATAACATTCTTGACGTAGACGTAAAAGTAAGAGGAGAAACTAACGATTATATTGTTCGAATCAGTTTTGGAGAAGTACTTGACCAAATACACAAACAACTAGCAGCAAACAATGACGTATTGAACCTGAGGTGTGTTATTAGAGCTCTTGTAAGCTCCTTTAACGGGGAGAATGTTTACGTTAGATGCAGTTGTCCCGATTTTCAGTATAGATTTGGCTATTATCTAAGCGTGCATGACATTATTGTAGGAGACAAGGAAACTAGGCCTTCTAATATTACAAACCCGAATGACACCAAGGGCAGGGGTTGCAAACATATACTGCTAGTGTTGTCAAATAATAGCTGGTTAACTAAAGTAGCTTCTGTAATCTTTAATTACATTAGATACATGGAACAACATTATCCTAATATGTATGCGGATGTAATATACCCTGCGATATATCAACGTGAGTATACTGGTGATGTTCAGCTACAACTACAGCCTCCTGAAGAGAAGCCTGAAGAAGAAAAGCCTGACATCTCAGTTAGCGCAGATAAAGATCTACTTAATGTTGCCAACAAGTGGGCAAGAACTAAGACGCAGTTCCAGAAGGGTAACGAGTACAGATTCCAAAAGCAGAACAAGCCAATGAAACGACAGATTGATTTTGATAATTTAATTTCAGATTCGGAGAACGCCGGATGAGATTTTTACTACGCGAAGAAAAAATTCCAGTTTACAGAGGAGTTATTAAAGGTCTACAGCCGAATGTAGAAGGGGACGGAAGAGCCGCGTGGTGGACTGTTTCCAAGGATGAAGCTACTTCGTACTGGCAAGACGGTACGGATGACGAAGGAGCCCTTTTAACCTCTGTAATAGATTTGGATAAAGTCAATCTTATAGACCTTGGAAAACAACCTGATGTTACCAGTGTGTATTTAGGGAATGACCTGAACGACATTCTTGGAACACGAATAATTGCTCGTGAACGTACTAAAGACGGAAATTTTGTATATATTAAATACAAAGATTCTTTCTATAGAATGTCTACGGGTCTGGATGATTTACAAGTATTTTATCATAAGATAGCTAGAGAGCAGGGCTACGATGGCATTCTTGTTCAATTCAGTATCGGCGGAAAAACCGTCACAGAAATCGCGTTATTGAAATCGGGGCTAATTGATTATGAAGCTCCTTCTTGGTATGACAAGAAGTGGGACAAGAAGAAATAACTGTGTTGCTTTACGATGAAGTAATATAACATTAAGGAGGTGATGCGATGTCCGGTAGAATTTCCCAGGGAGACCAATATAGCATAGCAATGACAATTAAATTCAACGATGAACCACTAGATGTTTCAAATGTTGAAAAGATTGAATTTACGTTGCACGACACAACACGGATGTATCCGGATGAAGTTTCGTTTTCGGACGGTACGTTTTTCTTCCCTGTAACACAGGAAGAGACGTTTTCGCTTCCTAGAATTGTAGAGGCTCAGGCTCGAATAAAGTTTGAGAATGGCGATGTGTTTAAGACTCCTATCCAGAAAATAGATGTTGACGTATCGTTGTCTAAGGAGATTATATGAGACCTGTTGTCTCTTTTGAGATAAATACGCCGAAGATATCGTTTGAAGCAACACCAATAAACCCAGTAGATTTTGAGTTTCAAGCTGCATTAGTAACCGGCACAGGCTTACCCTACAAAGGACCATATGAAGTAACACCTAAGTTGTATCAGAATATCGAATTACCAACAAAGGGAACAGTTCCTAAAGATGACATAACTGTATTAAAGATTCCTCAGTATGAAGTCGGAAATGACGCTGGAGGAAAAACACTTATACTAGGAGTAGACTAATATGCCTAATAAATATATCAATAAACTTATTGTTGGCGAAGAGGTAAAGTTTGATCTTACGCAAGACGATATTACACCCGATAAACTTGCAAAAGGTATAAAGGCTCACGATAAGTCGGGCGCACCTATTGTAGGTACTAGTACATTTGACGCCGACACAAAAGACGCAACTGCTACTGCTGCTGAAATCCTTTTAGGAAAGACTGCTTATAAAGCCGGTGCAAAAATTACCGGTACGATGCCGAATAACGGAGCTAAGACACTTAACATAATCAAGAAGTCAACACCTGTAACAATTCCGATGGGCTTCCATGACGGATCTGGCAAAGCTCAAATTGACCCGACAGAAGCTGCAAAGATTATCCCCGAAAATATTCGTGACGGAATTGCAATCCTCGGTGTAACGGGTTCAATGTCTGGAACAGAAGGCGCCAGTCCTCAATCTAAGACTGTAACTCCGACATTTGAAACTCAAGAGATTACACCCGACAGCCCTGACTACAACTACCTGTCGTCTGTCACAGTCAATGCAATTCCTGTTACTTACACTGACAATGAAGCCGGAGGTCAAACAGTTAAGATCGGAGCGTGATGACTTTTGTCTGAGAATGAGTATCTCAATGACACAGTTTCACCTACATCAAAACTAGTAAATAAAGTAATTCTTGGGAGTGATACTGTGTTAGACTTAACCTCTGACACAGTAACTCCTGAAACTTTACTAGTAGGAACAACAGCACATAATGCGAAGGGGGAAATAATTACGGGTACATTAGCCCCTTGTACTGTATATTCTGCAGAAAACCCCAAAACCCTTGGGGGCGACGATGGTTATTTCACCTGGACAATTTCTGCAGCTGACCATGGGTTCAGCTCGAACAAGATAGTAGTTTCTATTTATAAGTCAACAGGGGAACAGGTACTGTGTGACGTAAAAGTTTCCCCCACTGATTATAGGGTTACTGTTGGGTTGTATTATGATACGGAAATTCCCACATATTTTATGCCCTCTGGTATAAATGTGCCCGCAGGAGAATTCAGAGCTGTAATAATCGGACCTGTAGAAACACCCGCAGCTGCGCAACAGGCAATGTTAAATCAGCTACCAGTATACACACGGGGGAGGGTAACTACTAATGGCAATTGACAAAGTAATAGATTCAACAGCATTCGACAGTAAATTAACGTCCGTTGCTGATGCAATACGTAGTAAGTCCGGAAAAACTTCTACAATGACATTGAATCAGATGCCACAAGAGATCTTTTCCTTGAATGTTGCAGATGTAGCACCATTCACGGAGATACTTACTGGAACCGTAACGTTCAATACCTCAGCTAAAACATGGACACTGCCTAAATCAGATAATATACTGGCAGGATATCTCCTGTGTACAAATTACTGGAATGTTCGGGAAGATATTCCTGCTAGTATTCAGCAGTTGTTTTTTACTTCTAAAAAATCGTTCGGGTATTTCAGTAATGCGGCACCTGTTGCATCAGCTAGTGGTGTCAGACGAGATGTGTGGATCATCGAATCGAATACAGGAAGTAATTCATACATAAATGTTGAAAATGGAGTGGTTAATGCGACAGGGGGTATCTCGTTTATAGGAACTTATTGGTATTGCCTTATATATGGAGTGAAAAGTTAAATGAAATATCTAGGTAAAAGAGCTTCAGATTACGACCCCGTAGTCTATACAGACTTGTCTCATAAAGAAAATAAGATTCAGTATGCCAAAATCACAACTGAATTACAAGATAATGATTATCTTGTTCAGTTTGATAAAAGTGCAGGAGCAACTAGCAAGACTTTATGGTCAGAGATAAAATCAAAGATTGAAACATTTATTAGGGCAGCCTTTAAAACAACACCACTCCCTCTTGACTCGGGAGGAACAGGAGCAAGTACTGCTGCAGATGCTAGAGCTGCAATTGGGGCGGGAACATCAAATTTTAGTGGAAGTTATACTGACTTAAGTAATAAGCCTACACTTCCGTCAAAGACAAGTGAGTTACAGAATGACTCTGGCTTTCTTACTCAACATCAAGATATAAGTGGAAAACAGGATAAAGCCACACTTGAAAAAGATGTTGCTGCAAAAGGGTTTACAAAAAACACTGGAACTTATTCAAAGCCTGCGGGTGGAATTCCGAAAACTGATTTATCAGATGCAGTTCAAGCGTCCCTTGGAAAAGCGGACACCGCATTACAGACTGCCCCTGTTACAAGTGTGAATGGGAAAACGGGTGTAGTTAATTTAACAAGTGACGAAATACTTTTAGATAGCGAACATACAAATACGGTTAAGTCTGAACTTGCATTGAAACAGATGAAAACGGGAAACTTAGCCGTAATGGCGGATGATATTGCAACTGATGATTCAATTCCGATATATGATAAGTCAAGTAACTCAAATGTTCGTGTGTTGTGGTCAAAAATAATCTCGACAATAAGAACGGTTTTGTTTGGAAGTTCTAATGGATTTCTTAAGGCAGATGGTAGCGGTGTTATTTCAGCAAGTAAGATAAACACTGCTGATATGAATGACGGTGTTGTTACAAAATCTAAGTTGGCTGCGGACGTGTTGAGAGAAACTTGCGTAGATTATCTTTACAATTCCCCCTTGTTTGCACTAGATAACGATGGGAAGACACTTTTTATTTGGGCAACTGAAGGAATAACACAGGTGATTACCGCACAGAGATTTGCGGAACTCCCGGACGGGTATTCTGTTACAGTAATTCTTACAGGAGGCGGAAATGCTTACACAATAAGGTTTCAAGACGTTCCTGTTTTTGACACTACAACAAAAACTTGGGGTGGTACCGACACGATAGAATTGTCAAATATTGGGGATACAGTAACTTTTGTAAAAGCTAGCAATGTTGGCGATGGAGTATTTTTGATGTCTGGTAATCGAAATTTTCTTTATATAGACAAGTTACGAGGAGAAGGAAACGCTGACACTTATTACCATGCTATTGATATGTCAAGCTCGACAAAAGACAGTGTTGACTTCTATGAATATCATGCTTTGTGGAATTTCTATCAGAATCAGACTGCAGATAATTCGTCAAGAACCCTAGTTGGTGCAATAACACCAACAGGATATCAAGGAAACGCACAGTTGTCGGGGACACCTACTGCTCCAACGCCGGACCGCACAACTCGTAGTGACAGAATTGCGACAACAAATTTTGTTTACGACAGATTATTTACACCTTGGAGCGCAGTACCATTACAGCCCGCCACTGGAGCATGTACTTTCCCTTGGGGAGCAAACAATGCAACCAAAGCGGGCATGTTTGTACATATATTGGCATATATAGAAGCGTCAAAACAGCTAGGCACTGTGGACGAAGTCATCACGGGTTGTCCAGTACCTATTACGGGTCAAGTGAAAGTAATGTTCTGGCACATTAACTCACTCAGATTTGTTGCGTTAGGAAACCTAAATAATGAAGGGAAAGTGACAATGAGCTATGATGGAGGGCTAACGGCGGGCGAACGTTATTACATAATGGCATGGTATGTAACAGCGGATCTATAAGTTGTATATTGTATATAATATTACAAAGTAATTTCTACCGTATTAAATTAAATGGAGAAAGTTATTCATGAGTTTAAAATTTCTAAACGAAGGATTCGAAGTAAGCCAATTCAACGTTCTTCAAGAAAGCGTAGTTAAGCAGATAACTTCTATCTTGAATACACTTAATGAGGCTACTATGTCTGATGAAGACAGAAGAGACAATGAGCTTCTTCGTCAGATACTTTCAAAAGCTAGTGATGCTAGTTACGATAAACGAAGAGCTCTTAAGTGGACACCTCAAGAATTAGAGATTGCAGACAAATATAATCTAACACTCCCACAAAGAACTACGAAATGGGATAGCAGTAAAAAAATCACCTCTCTTAAAGATAATGATGTTGATTATGACAGGGGATTTGGCAGAAACAGAGAGGTTCGTAACTTAGAAATGGAGCTTTCCCAGCAGGGAGCAAAAACTAATGTGGCGGACTTTATCAGAAAGCGTAAAGAAAAAGGTTCTGCTTACGATCGTCCATACCGTCAAGTAGATAAGTATGCTGGAGTAGATGATGTTGACACGTTTGGAGACACCACATTTACGCATGATAACACTGGAAGATTTAGCCAAGATCATTGGGCGTACAAAAAATCTGCTACACTTTCAGGAAGCGGTCTACGTAATGCAGACCTGACGGATGTTGAAAAGGATCGTGTTGCAGTAAATAAACAGATGTCTCAGCCAGTAAGAGATATGAAAGCTGCCTTAGCATCTAGAAAAGAAAATCAGAAAGATCTTGATAATGTCAATTTGAATTATGCAAGAAATGTTGCTGATGCTCGCAGAAGATTCGATGATGCGATGGCGTATGCTGATGAGCAGAAACAGAAAGAGTCCGAAAGAGGTCAACAAGGTGTAGCTGATGCAAATAGTAGAATTAACAAACTACTAAAAAAAGAATCTTTTAGACGTGCTATTGAAGAAAAACTAAACTCTTTAAATGAAGCTGAAATGTCAGATGAAGACAAACATGACTCTGAAATTCTAAAACAGATTTATAAAAAGACACAAGTAAGAGGTAACGCAGCTTTAACTCCTGAGGAGAAAGAAGTATTACAGAAATACGACTTAGAAAGAAACACGTATACAAAAAATATTGGGTCAGTAAGACGTGACATTCCGACTAGTAACGTATATATCTTTAATAAAGACGATGAAGTACCTAGAGTAGATTCAAAAACAGGAGATATTTACAGACGTTCTGACAGAATAAATTATGCAGATCGCGCAAGAAAACGTCCAGAACGCGGTGAAAACGCTAATCGGTTTGAGGGTGACTACTTTGCCCCCGCTCCTGATTATGAAAGAGAACACCAAGTCAATAATGACGAGTACTGGAATGGCATGAAATATCAACGTCGTGAACGAATAGCTGATAACCAGCAAATGACAAAAGATGTTCGTAACATGAAAGATGTTTTACAGAGAAGAAAACGGGCGCAACAGTTCGTAGACAATTCACAAGCAGAACAAGATGCTAAAATAAATAAGCTAAAATCAGAATACGAACGTCGAATTGATTCCCTAAAGAAGTATTATGATGATGCAAATCAAAATTCAAAATCTAAAATTGACAGAGCAAACAATGAAATTGATGCTCTTCTGAAAAGAGGGGAAACCTAAATGCTTATATATGAAAAAGACGGCGCCTTAAAGTTCATCTTAGAACAAGGAGCACAAGAAAATTTAGATTTATCGAATCCTGATATTACTATCACAAAGGAATCTGGTAAAGTTGAAATTCTAATCGGGAGTAAGGCCGTAGACACTAACGGAGCTCTTGAAGTTACTCCTACAACAGCAAATATTACAGCCGGAGGAAGTACTGTTAAACTTACAGCAAGTAATGTGACAGGAACTTTAAAGTGTAATAAGAAAGCTGAAGGATCAACGTCTACAGGGCTAACTAGAACCATTAGTGGTAATGAAATCACTGTAACCGCAACAGCAAATGCAACAGCGGGCACATGGATTTACACTGTTTCAGATGACAATGATTCTATTGATGTTACATTTACTGTGACAGCTGCCGCAGAACCCTGATAATACAAAATAGACTTATAAGAGGTATTTGAAATATGTTTATATATGAAGGAAAGAAATTAGTGAGCGGTGTTGAAGTTGAGTGCTTGAACATTATGTTCCAGAATAGCCAGATGCCAACGTCCGGAACTCCTGATGTATCCATCTACAAAGACAACGCAGATAAGGTTCACATTCAAGTAGAAGGAACTGACATCAATACTTAAACTAGACATATCAAAGGGGCAAGTGTTATACCTTGCCCCTATAAGCGTATATGTTAAGATGTGAGGTGAGTATAATCAATGACACAGGATCAAGTTCGTGACGAAGTCACATTGATGCTCACAGGTCAACTACTTGAATTAGAATTAACCCCAACTACTGTAGATAGCATCATAAATAGCTCTCTACGAGAATTACAACGCTACATAACTAGTACAAAGATTGTAACCATTCCTTTTAGTCGTTGCATTGACTTATCGGATCCGAAGCAAACTAACGACAAAAAAATCTATGTCAGTAATGTATTTAGAGTTTATCGTACAGAAGGGTACGGAGAGGCTAGCACATCGTTGACAAAGGCTGTAGATCCGATGCAAGCAGCACAGTGGCAGTTAATCTCGGGAACAGGTAACATGAGAGGCTTTCAAGATTATATGCTGAATTATATGTCGTATAACACGATTCTTCAGATGAGAAATACGACAAGTACGGATTTAGCATATATATACGACAGAGACTCACAAAAATTGTATATAAATGTTGCAAGTAATGCGCCAAGTAATATAACTGTAGAGTATATACCAATCTATCAAGATGTGTCTGAAATCACTTCAGATTATTGGACGGATGTTTTGATACGGATGGCTGTAGCTAAAACAAAGATTGTAGCAGGAAGAGTTCGCAGTAGATATACACAGTCAAATGCAATATGGACGCAAGACGGTAGAGATATTCTAGCTGAAGGAACCTCGGAGCTACAAGAGTTAAGACAAACGTTGTCATCAAACACAGCACTTTTCTACAATGCGGTTGATTGATGACGTCGGATAATTATTCGGATAAATAGACGAGGAGATTTAATAAATGAATTATCTGAGCGAAGCTTTCAAGAAATTAGACTTTCTTACGGAAGAGGACTTTTCGCTATATAATAACGACTCCATTGACAATATGGGGCAACTTTTAGCAGACCCTGGTACTCCCGCCCAAGACGTGATTGATCCAGAAGCGGAAACTGAGGATGAATTACAGGATACTTATATTGGAAAAGTAATTCTTCACTGCCCTGTTTGTAACTCCATGGTATATAAGAAGCTGGAGGATATTGTTAAGGACGACGTAGAAGAGCTTGTCAATGTTGGGGAAGAATGCCCATATTGTTACACTTCAGACGGGTTCAAAGTAATTGGTATTGTAAGTCCGTTCGAAGGAACAGAGGATAAAGAAGATGAACAGGAAGATGAGAAGGAAGATTCTTCTGAAGAAGAAAAAGAGTCTGAAGAACATGTTGATGAAGGACTTAAAGAAGAATTTGAAACAGTAGAAGTCGCTACTGAAGACCAAAAGGTTACGTTAGATGCTAATGATGACGGAAAACTTACAATTGAAGCTGAACCTGTTAAGGACACTGAAGAAGAAGCAGAAGTTCTTGCCCCTGTTCCCGAAGAAGTAGCAGACGACATTGACGACACCGCGGATGACTCACAGCCTGCAGAAGATGAAGTAGAGTACGACGTTGAAGATTTTGATTCAGATTCTTTTGACGAGTTAGGAGAAGCGTATCTTAAAGCAGTTTATGAAAACGTTAACTCATATAAAACAACAGACGTTTCTTCACAAGGGAATACATTAGTTGTTGAAGGTCTGATTAAGTTCAACTCTGGAAAGATGAAGCCCACAAAGTTTGTCTTTGAAGCAAAAACTGCCACAAAGAATAACAAGTTACGTTTCATTGGAGAGAATAAGAACATTACTAGAGGTCGTAAAGCATTTACCCTCACTGGCACACTTAACGAGAATAAATCATTCATCACTGAAAGATTTAATTACAACTATATGACAAAGAACGAATCTGGTAAATCAACTAGAATCTATGGGACTTTAAAAAGTACGTCGCTGACAGAAGCTCAAGAAGTTAACCTGTCTGAAAAAGGAAACAGCATCAACAAGCTTCTTCTAGATAACAAGGAAGCGATTGACAGTGCAGCTTCTAAAGAAGATCTGGTAAAGGCTTGCCAGGACATTCTCGCTGATAAGGGTGGCGCAAAGGCGCAGCAGTTCCTTCAGGTTCTTAAAGCAAAGAAAAATCATTACGCAGCTTTGAAATATGTGTATGATTTTATTCTTGCGGGTGAAGGTCAACGGTCTCCCGACTCCAAGAGAAAAACAGGCGCCAATTCTAAGTGACGTTAACTATTTACAAAGAGATTTTAATTTAGTAAGGTAGGTGTTATAGATGACCCCGTATGATGAAAACTATGGGTTATTAGTTAATTCTAATACAACACTACATCGTATGTATTTCAAAGAAATGGCAAAACTTCTTGGAATACGTGTTATCTATAGAGCTCCTGCTAAAGATAAACACTATACAACATATGCTGAAATAGAAAGTAATTACCAAAAGCCTATGTTGGAATATTGCATCTTTGAAGACCACCCATCGCAACAAACATTAAAGAAATTAGGTTGGGTATCTGAATTACAAGATACAAGCTCTATTATTCATGTTAGATATGACTTGCCAGATTTACAACAAGGAGCTTTATTTGTTGTTCCAGCAGGAATTGATAACAGTGAAGGTAGATTGTTTAGAGTAATAAAGATTTCAAATATTATGATTTTTCCTTCTTCTATAGCTTGTGAAATAGCTCCGGAATATGAAGACACATTAGTAAAGACTGAAATTGAAGATTATTCTGATTCAAGTTTTAATCTTCTAAATCAGGAGGATGATTCAATGTTTGAATACCCAACATTTAACGAGGAGGGTAAATGAGCGTATATCTGTATGATGATGCTTTACTAAGCAAGATAAAGTATTGGACAGAAAAAACAAACCTCCACGTATATGGTGTTGATGAAATTCGAGACCTTTTTCAAGTTGTTGCAGATGAGACTAAGGACAGCCCTATAAAACTTCCAATACTTACAGTAACTAGACCTAAGGGGTATACAATATTAAATACAAACAAGAAGCCTACAACGTATAACGGCATAAAAGTTGTCCAAGGAGAAAAGACAGCTTCTATGTTAGCTCAGGTACCAATAAATATTCAGTATCAATTTGATGTATATACTCGGTATCAAAAAGAGGCTGATATGTACATGAGAAATCTTGTATTTAATATTATCAACTACCCTACCCTAAGTATTATCATTCCGTATAGGGACATAGATTTCAAACATAACGCCAACATACGAATTAACTCTGACGTAATGGATACATCAAATACTTCTCTTCGTTTATTCAACGGACAGTTTACTAGATTATCTGTTACAGTAAATATAGACGACGCTTATCTGTGGGATCTTCGTATAGCAAATAACCTCACAATTGAAGATGAAAATATGTTATACGTAAGAAACCCAGACGAGAAAACTTTTATTAAAGAAACAATCAATATAGATTAAGGAGACAATAAATGGCTCTCAGAATAAATATTTCTGAAAAGGACTTAACACAATCGGTTGAAGCCCTTTCTAATACAGACATTGTTTTTATCCCTGGATTGTCTTCTGTAAAAACCGTTGAACAGTATGCGCCTGTTGCTTGCAGCACGCTTTCAGAGTTCTACACCGCCTTCGGTTCTTTCCCGGTGTTGTTTAATGCAGCGTCTGCTTACGATGTATTTGGCGAATCAAAAGGTTTTGCAACAAACGCTGTTCCCGCAGAAGGTAATCTATTTGATGCAGATGAACCTGATCCGTCTTGGATTTATGCAGCCAAGCTTCTGTCTCAGGGATTACAGGTTGTCTATTGTAAGATAAATACAGATGAGCAGATCAATGAAAATGGTAAATTTACAGGAACTGCAAAAGACCTTTATGCTCAACTGTCAACACTGTACGCAGCTGCTACAACAAACCTAATCAGTAAAGGCGACTTTGATTTCAAGTATCTTACCTCAGGTGGATATCCTGTATTCGAGTATGAGACTAACAGTATTGTTATTGATATGCTAAGTATCTGTGCCACTCGTGGAGATGCTGTTGCTCTCATTGACCATACAGATAATCCTGGTAGAGCACTAAGTGCATCAGCAACAACCTCTGTTGTTTACGCACTGAATAATACTTACTCAAATAGCTTCACTAACGGCGCATTCGGAGCAATGTTTACTCCTTGGGCGATTTATCCGCAATCAGTTTACACGAACGACAACTATTCAGCAGTAAGTCTTCCTGGCTCTTTCGCTTATCTGACATCTCTTGCTCAATCACTTCAAACCAACTATAACTGGAATGTTGTGGCGGGTGTTAGCAGAGGACTTGTTCCGGGACTTAAAGAACTTCATACAAATGAAGTATTAACAAATGCTATTGCAGACGGATATCAGAATTTCGGTACTGGTACATCTCTTAACGGCATCTATGTTAACGCCATCACTCGTATTAAGCCTTACGGATATTGCATCTGGGGTAACCGAACTCTCAGACAGAACGGTACATTAGGCCTTCAGGCAATGTCTTATCTGAATCTTCGTAACCTTACGTGTGATGTTAAGAAGCAGATTTATACTGCTTGCATCAATCTTCTGTACGAGCAGAATACCGCTACATTGTGGACAAACTTCAAGTCTTATCTGACTCCGCTGCTTGACCAGATGGTTTCTGGTAGTGGAATTTCTGGATATAGAATTATCCGTAATACTTCCGACAGTCCGACGAAGATTAGCGCATCGATTCGCATTTATCCGATTTACGCTGTTGAGAGCTTTGATATCACGGTTTACATGACCGACGATGACGTGACTGTGGCGTAACGGGATAAGGAGGATAGAATAATATGAGTATCAAATACAATCCCAGTACAGTTGATGTTAGCTCCAATTTTGCTATCGGTACTTACAATCTTGCAGACAATCCGAACCTATACGAAATTGCTCGTTCTAATAACTTCGAGTTTTTAATCTCTGATTTTGACAATCTTCAACCTGCTAGCAGTAACGACAGTAACATGACGAAGCTGCAAAAGGGTCAAGAGATTATTCGTATGTCAGTTACTAGAGCATCTGTTCCTCACTTCACTCAAGAAGTAATTCAGGTTCGTAGAGGTAACAACCTCCTGAAGTACGCAGGAGTCCCGACATTCGGAGAAGGAAGCCTGGTTGTAAATGACTACATCGGAGCTGGAACAAAAGACTACTTGATGGCATGGCAGAACCTTTCTTACAATGTAATTACAGAAAAGGTTGGTCTGGTTCAGGACTACAAGAAGAATTGTACACTTATTGAGTATAGCCCTGATTATCAGGTTGTTAGAAGCTGGACACTTTATGGTTGCTGGATTAGCGGTCTGTCAGAAGACGACTTTGACAGCGACAATGGCAACTCCGCTCGTAAAGTTTCTGCAACAATTCAGTATGACCACGCTAAGTTGGACGCTGACATCTAATTAAATTGTATAAAGTAATAGGGACAGTCATGAAAATGATTTCCTTGAGGGATTACCTATTATTTTATATATCAAGATAACGTTATAGATTGTTAAGATAACATTTGACATTACTGATATATAAGATAATTTATTTAACTAAATATTATTTTATATGGAGAATGGTCAAATGAATCAAAAAGATTACACAATCAATCAGACTTTTACTCTTCCTAGTGAAGGTAAAATATATAGTGAACTGGTAGGCCCAGACATCACACTTCGTTCTATGACAACACAAGAGGAGATGAAACGACTCTCCCCTTCTGATATGCCATACAAGAACATTTGTGAGATTATCGACGACTGTATTATTTCTCCCTGTAACATTTCAAGTCGCGATATGTGTCTTGCGGACTACCGATTTTTGTTGTATATGCTTCGTGTAGTTACATATGGAAATAACTATAAGCTAAGTACAACTTGCCCTTATTGTGGATGCGGTAATGTAGATACTATAGACCTTACAAAATTACCGTTGAAAGCATACAATCAAGAAGAGGTTTCAAAGTACCTTTCGTTTGAACTTCCAATGACGAAAAGTAAGATTGAAATCTATCTACAGACTCCTCGTATGGTAGACAGCGCGCAGTATAATGCAAAGGAGTATCGGAAGAAGAGCGGACAAACAGTTGATTACACAACGGTGTTTACAATTCAAGAGTTGATAAAGAGTATTGACGGAGCTCCCGTAAACCCAGTAAAGATTACGGAATGGGTGAAGAATCTTCCGATGGCAGACACCAATACGATACTTGTATACGCAGACAAGGCAAACAGTTCGTTCGGTGTAGACAATACACTTCATTGTATGTGCGATGTGTGCGGTCTTGATTATAACGTCAGCTTACGAGCTGACAGAGAGTTTTTTCGACCCTCTCTGGATATCTGAAAAGGAGAATAAGTTATATGCCCCAGTAAGATTTAGAGACATCGTAAACGAACGTTATCTGATTTCAAAGAATACACACACTTCATATAACGACACACGAGACATAACACCTACAGAAAGAGAAATTCTGTTACAACTGATTATTCAAGATTTACAACAGCAACAAGAATTGATTGAGAAACATAAACGAGAAGCCGCAAGCAAGAATAAACGTTAGCCACGGCAGGTGATATATAGATGGCCTTTAGTGTAGAAGATTTAATGGCTCGAATAGAAGCCGCCAACCAACAACAAGCTGCTGACTTTGCGTCGGAGGCTAAGACGCAACAAATGATTACCGACGCGTTGGTGGCACAGGCAAAGCTACAAGAACAAATTGGTAAAACGTTGACGGATACCCAGAAGTTTGAAATAGAGCGTGCTGTTAGAGCTCGTCAACGTTATCAGATGGCAAACCTTGAACTAAATCAACAGGCTGCAATAAATAAACAGAATATAGAATACTTACAGAACCAACAAAAACAGCAACAGCAAAAAGAGTACATGCTAAAGTTACAAAGAGACCAGGTAGAAGATGAAAACCAACGTATTGAAATAAATGAGAAACTAAAACTTCTAGGACAAGAGTCTGTTAATACACAAATACTACTTGAAAATGCAAAGCGACGTCAAGTAAAAATAGACGAGCATATAGCAAAAGGCGCACAGGAGAATGCAACAAGAGCAGAACGGTTTGCTAATGCACAGCAAAGAGCGAACAAGTTTGTAGAAAAACAGAAAGAAAATCAGAAACTCCATCAGCGTATCCTTCGTGAAAACCAAGCAATTATTGAGGACACTGCTAGTACTGAAGAAGAAAGAGCTGCCGCAAGAGAACGTATTGCTCAAGAACAAGAGGACAACGATACTAGAAATGCATCGGCATTAGCAGAGTCCGGATTCTCCTCTGCAAGTTCCGCAGAAGGACTTTCGACCTTTGGTAAGATTCTTGATGTTGTGTCGGGCATCAGCAAAAAAATGTCACAAAACTTTACTCAAGCAGCAAAATTCCAGGATCAGTATATGGGTAAAGTTGATGCTCGGTTGCAGAGTGAAGAAGTTCAGACAGGATTCTTTAAACAAATAACAGACGATGTTCAGAATACAATTGGTGCAAGTCGATTTGTTTCTCAGAAAGAATTACTACAAAATGTTGCAAAGTTAACTGAAAATGGTATTGCTTACAACATAGAACAAAGAGCTATGTTAGCTACACTGTCAGACAAAATGGTGACAACCTTTGATGTTCTGGACAATACTTTGCAACGTATGATTCGGATTCAACAAGCAGACCTTACAATGTCACAGTTGGGTTCAGAAGCTCAGTTAACAAAATTCTTAAACAGCCAGTTTGAAGATACATCATATCTTAACACGATGTATGACAGCGTGTTAGCTGCTTTAACAGATTCCATCTCAAGCATGGATAAGAATAATGCTACATCATTTACATACGCGGTGCAGAAATGGCTTGCATCTTTGTATAGTGTAGGATTATCAGACCAGGCTGTTGCCTCGATTGCATCCGGCATCAACGCGCTTGCATCCGGTAATATAAATACCTTGAACAGTAACCAACCATTATCAGTTTTAATGAATATGTCAGCAACGAATGCGGGCCTGTCATATTCTGATTTGTTAACGCAAGGATTGAATGCTTCCAATGTTAATGATTTAATGCGTTCGATGGTTGACTATTTAGGAACAATTGCAGAAAATACAACAGACAATCAGGTATTACGTTCACAGTGGTCCGATGTTTTAGGAATAACATTAACAGATCTAAGAGCTGTTAGTAACCTCACAAACAACGACATTTCTGCTATATATAGGTCAAATACTACATATGACCAGTCGATAAATGAAACGAAAAATCAACTTCAAACAGTAGTAGGAAGAACTGCTGCCTCTGAAAGAGTACAAACTATGACAGACAACTTCATGTTTAACTGGGGAATGAACATGGCACAAAATGATGCCCAATACATGACCTGGTATGCTACACAGTTTGTAGATCAACTGTTGGGTGCTGTAGGATTACAGAACAGTACAGTTGGTATGATTACTAAGGTTATCAGTGCTCTTCCAATGCTTTCGAGCTTATCTGAAACCCTTGGAGATATTTCTAATACTAGCTTTTCTATAGGAAGTATATTAACTCTTCCGTTTAATATTGCCCTTGCATTAGGTTCGGCTGTCGGTAATATGTTTGACACGATGGCAGGCCAGAATAAATCTCTTATGGGATTTGACTGGGATCCGTTCACAATGAGAGGAACCGACTACACACAAGGTATTAGAGGGGTTACATACTCTGGAGGTGTTGGAGGACTAACCGGTAGCTACAGATCTGCACAACAGAGTTATAATGATGTTGTCATTACTGGGTCTACATTCGGATATGAAGCACCTGTTGTGGAAGGACTTAGCTCAAGTGCTTACTACAATACAACAGGAGCAAGTAGTACAATAAATAACTTGGTAACCAACGCTACAAACCTTGCAAATGCAACAACAGCAATTACAGGAATGAGTGAGCAGATAAATACAGGTGCCAATGACATTTATAAAGAGCTATTCGAAACACAATCAAATCCGATTAGAGTAAAGTTGGCAGAATTAGAAAAATCTTCATTTGACCAGCTTAGTAACTTAATACTTCAACTAGATCCCGAAGGAATGAAGATTCTCTTACAACAGATTCAGAATACAATTCCAACAAATGACAACAGTGCAACCTATATGATGCAGATACTTGACACAGTTAGGAGATTATAATTATGAGTGAGTACTATACTAACACCATTGAGAGTAAACTGATAAAAAACTTACTCAGTAATACTCCTCTTCCGATTTGCGACACAGTACGGGAGGGAGATTATATTCTTTCTCCCTTTATCTACATAAACAGATGTAACATATTTAAGTGTACAAAGAGTGGACGATTCTCTGAAGATGCGGAAGTTCAAGTATTACAGCACTACTCTTTTGGAGACTATTATCCAAAGTTTACAGAGCGTTTCAAATCAGACAACCTGTACTACGATGTAAAAACACATCGTCAATTAGGAAATTATCTACGAACTATTCGAGATTGTTTTAACATAGACTTAATGCCATTTTATAACTGCTGGGGAAAACAGTATATTTCTAATTACTATATTGACTCAACAGGAGTTGTACAAGGTGATAACTCGTCATATAAAGTGGCAATGGTACCGATAAAGTTTAATCGAAAGTATACAATCGCAGCCGACTCTAGTTCCGCTGTAATGATTGCCCCAATATATCAAGAAAATAATCAGCTTGTCCCTGCTTGGTCGGGTTCAGTTTCATTTGACTTGACCAGCGACCTTTGTTCTCGTAATGAATACGTCAATGTGCACAAAGAGCTATCTTGCTCTTTCAAACGTCCATTTACTGTAGAGGTTAAGAATCATGAAGGAGACAGGAACGCAAAGGTACATCAACGTAATGAAAAATTCTTATACCTTCTAATTCAGTTTATGTCTACTGTAGAGACTAGCTTGATGGTGCTTGAAGGAGATTATACAAACCTCTCCTGTAATGAAATTTACAACTTTGAGCCTGTATTAGACGTTTCGTATGAGGATAAAGTAAAGCAGGAAAAGAATGATATTTCTCCTCCTGAATTGGACAAGATGATGTTAACGGAACTTGATTTGTTACAATTTAGTAATAAGGAACAACGTCCTTTTTCAAATAGACTAATTGAGTATCTCCTTAACAATGTGATTACTCCACGAGATGAATGTTCTCTCGACATAAAGATTGCCCAACGAAATAGAATGACACAAACAGGTGTGTGGGATAATAATTTAAGAAGAGCTGTTTATAGAGACTATCTTTTAAGTAAACACACAAGAAAAATTGACATCACCGGATATGTTGATAAAGATGTCGAAAATGCAATAATGAAAGGATACATGTAATGGCTGTAACATATAACAACCGATATAGTAGATATGTCATGCCAGACAACTATCTGTATCTATATCATGTGCCAAATAACAAAGGAACAATGGGTGTATGTATTTTGCTGCCAGCTTACGCTGACTCAGTAACTGATACCCAGAATGTTAACTTTAACTCGTCTACACCCCTTGCAAGGTCTGCCCCAATCTATTCTTATTCCAGTTCAGGTCCTCGTACCTTACAGGTATCATTTAATCTACACAGAGATATGATGAAGCAGATCAACTACGGTGTTAGCACAGCGATGATTGAAAATAACAGCAATGACGACTACACAGACCTTTTGATTAAGTATATTCAAGCAGCCGCTCTTCCTACATATGAAGTAGCAAAGAAGATGGTAAATCCTCCTCAGGTTGCTTTAAGACTAGGTCAAGACTTGTTTATAAAAGGTGTTATAACAGGTTCCGTAGGTGTTACGTATCGTTATCCGATTCTCAGCGATGGTAAGTATGCATTAGTTGATGTCGCATTTGGTGTAACCGAAACAGAACCTTACGATGCTCTTATAGCTGCACAAATGGGCAGTTCCAGAGGGCTAAACACATCTCTTGCAAGAAATCTGTACGTAGCAGCACAGCCCTTTTCTGTCTATTCTAATCCGAGATGAGGTAGCGGTGTATGGATAAATTAACTAACAAAACTTATAAGAGTTATAAAAGAGTTTCTAGATATAGCTCATTTCCTTACTACTATAATAAATTGGATGGAAAATATATCTACGGAACGACAAGACACCTTGACAAAACAACTCCGTATACAGCATATGTCGTAAAAAAGAACGACACATATGACTCCCTGTCTCTTGCTTTTTATAACTCCCCTGTATACTTTTGGGCAATATGTGATTTTAATAACATATCGGACCCATTTAGAAAGCCTGTTGAAGGAAGTACATTAAATATCCCAATTCTGTCGAGTATTGAATTTCAGTGAGGATTGACCTATGCAAGTATATGAAGACATTGAAGGCGGCGGACTAAAAGCTAACGCTGTTAACAGAACAAATCAAACGGTTGAACAACAAATATGGGCATTCTTCCGGTCCAAGGGGTACAGCTCTGAAGGCATCGCCGGTATCATGGGCAACTTCCAAGCAGAAAGTGCACTTATTGCAAACAACGTTCAAAACGGATATGGTTGGTCTGATGCTGACTATACTAAACAGGTTGATACCGGGGCATACTCTAAGGACAGATTTGTTCACGATTCTATAGGATACGGACTTGCTCAATGGACTTGGTGGACATATAAAAGAGACCTTTATGAGCTTGCAAAACAACGTGGCACTTCAGTTGGAAATCTTGACACACAGTTAACCTTCGCTGACAATGCTTTTAGTAATGCATCTTGGGGAAATCAATTAAAGAGAGCTACGGACGTTCGTGCTGCTTGTGACTTAGTCCTTGAGCAATATGAACGTCCTGCTGTTTATAATTACGATGTTCGTAGATCCCATGCATATGCTTTCTATAACAAGTATAGTGGATACACTGCTCCATATACATCTTCAACAAATTCATTATATGGAACAAGTCAGCCAACTGCAACAGACAGAGCAATACAGTGGGCAGTTGCTCAGTGCAACAAAGGCTATACATATAGCATGACAAACAGATGGGGACCTACCTCATATGACTGCTCTGCATTTATTATTTCTGCATGGAACAAAGCGGGAGTGCAAACAGGCGCCTCTTATACAGGCGACATGAAACGTTGTTTTGTAGCGAACGGTTTTACCGATGTTCGTTCCATGGTAAATATTGATAACGGAAATGGAATGCGAGCCGGAGACGTCCTTGTCTGGAATGCTACTGGCACATCTGGTGCAGGAGCTAACGGGCATACTGCAATGTTTATTGGCAATGGCAGAATGGTCGAGTGTACTCCAACTGGAATAGCAACTAGAAATTACTATAGAGAATGTTCTTGGCAAGTTGTTCTTCGTTACAGAGATGCAGCTACAGGAGTTATAGGACCAGAAAATTCTGAGTCAACAAGTTCCTCCCTTGAAAATGCTTTCAAGGAAGGTGTTAATAAGTTAGGCAACGCAATAAGCGGAACCATTGACAACTGGAAGAAAACAATCTCTAATATTGTTAGCAAACAACAATTTGATAATGACACTGATTTAAATAAAAAATACTCTTCTTATGCAGAGTATGTTGAAGCACAACGTAAGTTAAGAAGCGCCGGACCTGTAGACGAAGCAGAAGTTGTAAGAAGAGTTACAATAAATGAAACTCCTACAAACATTTCGACACAGCGTTCCACAGGACTACTGAGTGTAGGAACATTTGTTGAAAGTCCGTTTATCACTTTACAAATAGGAAACTACACATTTGGTACATACAAATATAGAAAGTCTGAAAATACCGTTAAGGTTGATTATCCTAACTATATGCAAAGTATCAATATAGTAAAAGTAAACGGTACAGTAAATCAGTATACAATAAATATGGTCTATCAGATTGAACCTGGTCAAGACCCAAACCTATTGGACAAGATATTCAGTAGTGTTGGCTATGGTAAGATAAAAATAAGTTACGGTGATTACAGCTCGCCGTCATTCATATTTAGAGAAGAAGAAGCTATCATAACTAAACTGACTTCAAACATTGATTTTTCTTCTTCTAGAATAACATATACTCTGTTCTGTACTAGTAATGCTTTACAATTAGCATCTCGTTCCTATAACTTCCCGGGAGTTGTTTGTAAGCCTAGTGACAAGATAATTGAAATCTTGTTCTCAGAAAAATATGGCTTGCGACAAGTCTTCACAGGAATGAAGAATAAGACGATTGCTAGAAGACTTATAGCGGGTGACGACAGAGAGACACATCTAGAACCTAAAGAGGGAATGAGCCCGATAACATACCTAAACTACCTAGTATCGGAGATGTCCCCTTCCGGTGACCAGACTACGTCTTTAGGAAAGTCTACATATCACTTAACCATTGTTGATGATATAACAAACGAATACAATGGACCATATTTTAGAGTTGTAAAAGTTACAGCAGATGCTTCCGCTGAATCGTTAAGTGGCTCTGATGTATATGAAGTAGATGTTGGATATTCTGGATACGTAGGAGACACACCAAGTAACTATGTTATGAATTTTCAGATAGAAAATGATGATTCGTGGAGTCTACTATATAAATATTCTCAACAGATTCCTACAGAAGATTATGTGTACAACATAGACAACGCAGGAAATGTTACAACGGAATACTCACCTAACTCAACAACCTCCAGCAGATATCATAAAACTACTCAGGCACAGAAGACTTGGTGGACACAGATGACACAGTTTCCCGTCACAGCAAAGTTAACACTTAAAGGTCTATTACGTCCTGCTATGTTAATGAGCTATGTTAGAATAAACTCTTTGTTCTATGGCCAACGTCACGTATCTAGCGGATTGTATGTAATAACAAAGCAACAAGATATTGTAGATGCAAGTGGTTACAGAACAATTCTTTCGCTAACAAGAGTTACAGGTGACAATACCTTAACCTTTACCACTTCCAACTAAGAGGTGATTTAGTTGAGCGTAAAAGTTATAAATACGCAACGTATTACAACAATACTTCAAAATAAGAATAAAATAATAGATTATGTATACTGCCCTGCTTTCACTCCGTATTACTTTGATTCAAATCTGACAAGATTTGCAGGGCAGTTAAGTTCTGACACAGCATGTCAACAGATAAACACTTACTACGGAAAAGTTTCAATAGGAACGGGAACCTTCTTTATTAACAGTAACACAATTAAAGTAAGGACATTTTAAAGAGAGGGCTAGCATAGATGTTACAGAAAGCAATCATTGAAAAGAAATTAGACAAGTATTCCATGAAGGTTCGGATACCAGTATACAATAAAGTAAAGTCCGACCCTACAGCTACCCCTACAAATGAATTGTACACAGCTACAATCCAAACCTTACCCGGTTGTAGCCCTAACTATCAAGAGGGCGATGTTGTTATTGTTGATTTTGAGAATGACGATCTTTCATTCCCAATCATAATTGGATTACTTTATCGTGAACATATGCCTCAAGGGTCAACAGATATCACAGCAGACTCTCTTGTAGTAAATGTAAATACAAATCTATCTGAAAATACTCTGATAGGTGAAGTCACTCCAGATTCTCTGAAAAAGCTAAACGACAAGTACTCCAACAATGTAAAAGCAATTTCAATTCAATATTCACTCTCCAACTATCAAGACCACTATGACAGCTTTAGTAATTGGTCAGAGCAAGCACCACAGTATTGGCCAGGAAAGTTTATGTGGCAAAGAACGACTGTCACATATGAAGATGGAACTATCATGCGTAGTATGACCTGTATACAAGGAGCACAAGGTTCTGCAGGTTCAGGTGCTACAATTGAAGAAACCTATGTTAAATATGCTATAAGTAGTAATGGCACAACTCCTCCGGATATTACACAAAGCGGAATATGGTTTCCTAACCCTCCGAAAACAACAGACGTTAGCCCTTACTTATGGTCATGGACGTACACCAGATTCTCAGACGGGAAAACAAGTAGTGCATTTGGTGTTTCTCGTGTAAGCACAAACTCTGCAATAGTGTATCTATATAAACGTTCTGTTAATGAGATTACAGCAATTGATTGGACGGAAAATCTTACATACGATTTTGACAACAAAAAATTAACCGCAGCTCCAGAAGGCTGGAGTGAAGAAATTCCTTCTGGTTCAGAGCCTTTATATGTCACAGCGGCAACTGCAAGCTCTATAACAGCTCAAGCTACTATTCCTCCGGCGGAATGGTCAATCCCTACTTTGTTTAGTACTAGCGGCCTCAATTCCAAAACAGTTCTCTTATATAAGCGTTATGGAAGTACTCCTGCAACTCCTTCAACTGCAGTGACCTATACATTTAGTACCGGGTCTATCCAACCTGCCTCTCCTGACGGCTGGTCGTTAACAATTCCTACTACGGACGGTAACCCTTGTTATGTGACACAAGCAACAGCTATCGGATATGGAGATACTTATACGATTCAAAAGAGTGCTTGGTCTGCTCCGACAGTATTAGCTAAAGATGGTAACTCTGACTATATTGACCAGCCTGTAGTAGATTGGTATATTGTAACAAACAATACTAACATTCCAACCTCTCCTACAGCGGACATTGAAGTAGAAACCGAATGGACGGGTCTTGGCTGGACTCGGGATATGAGCTCCCTTGAACTTTCTGCAAGCAATAAATACTTGTGGAATGCAGAGGTTACACATTATACCATATCCGGATATATAAAAACAAGTCCTCATATTATAACAACCTTTGCAGAAACGGGCAAAGGTATTCAAGATATAGAAGATAAGTTCGCATTGAACAATGACCCTGAAAATCCTCCCGCCAAAGGTTTAGCAGTTTGGGGAGATAATCCGATTACCCCCACAGCACAAAATAAGTATTTGTGGAAGTATGAGATTATTCGCTACACCACAGGAGACAGTAAGGAAACAACTCCTACAGTAATATCTATGTATTCTGCCCCCGGTGAGGAGGGTGCTCCCGGTCTAAGTGCAGCTGCTGTTTTTCTTTATCAGCGAGCTACATCTGCCAGTAGTATTACAAAGCCTACAGGAATACTAACATATACATTCGCAACAGGAACCTTGTCAGGACAACTTGGTGGCTGGAAACAATCAATTCCTGCCTCAAACGGAAATCCTTGTTTTGTTATACAGGCGACAGCCATCGGCACAGGCGAGACGGATACAATTTCTCCGTCAGAATGGAGCAGTATTACCGAGCTTGTTTCAGATGGTAAAAACGGTACAGACGGTAAAGATGGCGAAGTAGGCATCGGAATTAAAACAACTACCATCGAGTATGCTGTTTCCGATAATGGTGTTCAGTTCCCTCAATCAGGTTGGCAGGCGGACATTCCAGAAGTTGCTCAAGGAAAGTTCCTATGGACAAGAACAACCATTGAGTATACAAATAACACATCTTCCGTATCTTATTCTGTAAGTAAGAATGGCATAAATGGTGCCGACGGTAGTCCGGGTGCTGACGGTGTAGGCATCAAACAGACAACAATTTCATATGTTGTTTCGGATAGTGGAACTGACATTCCACAAACAGGTTGGAAAGACACAATTAATGCTACCGGGTCAGGTCAATATTTATGGACACGTACCGTTATTGAATACACAGACAATACAAGATCCACTTCCTACTCAGTAAGCCGAAATGGTACTAATGGTATTGACGGTGCAGATGGTAAAGACGGAACTGACGGTCGAAATTCAGCTGTTGTATATCTTTACAAGAGAGCTAAATCCGCAACCATTGACTGGACAAATGATTTAGTATACAACTTTGACACAAAGTCACTGACCAATGTTCCTAAAGGTTGGTATGAAGAAATACCCTCTGGTACAGACCCTATTTTTGTAACAGCCGCTACTGCATCTTCAAACACCAGTAATGATTCAATTCCCTCAACTGAGTGGGCAACACCTGTTATACTTGCACAGAATGGTCAAGATGGCACAGACGGAACAGACGGCGTAAGCATAACAGCAGTCGTAAATTATTACTTAGCAACTAACTTAAGCGCAGACGTGACAAGACAAACGGAGGGCTGGACAACAGATATTCAGACAATAAGTTCGGAAAAACCTTACTTATGGAATTATGAAGAAGTTAAGTACAGCAACACCCTATCAACATTTACAGACCCTTGTATCATAGGAACTTATGGAGCACAGGGCGAACAGGGTTCTGCTGGTGTTGGAATAACTAGCATTGTTGAGTATTACGCGCTTAGTACTACAACAACTAGACCAACAACAGGTTGGTCTACAAACCTTCCTTCAATGGATGCCACCAATAGATACTTGTGGAACTACTCTGTAATAACTTATACAAACGGCAACACGTCTGGTTCGGTAACAGATGCTTTAATCATCGGTGTATACGGAGACAGCGTTCTGTCTGTAGAAATACAAGCAGATAACGGAACGTTATTCAATGCTAAAGCTACGTCTACAACATTGAGCGCAGATGTTTACCTCGGAGTTAAACAGTTGACAGTAAGTGCTACAGGTGTTGTAAAAGATGGGGCTACAACAATAGGACAGTTAAACTGGTTTGCTAAAGAACGGTTTACTGGAAATGGAACATCAACAACATTTGATTTAGGTCTTGACATTTTAAATGCAACAACAAGTCCTAAAGTAGAAATTACAATAAACGGAACTACTACTACAGAATTTACAGTTGTTGATAAAGATACAATCAAATTTAACACAGCCCCTGCGGATGAAAGCATCATCTTGATTCAATATCTGACGTCAACTTCCGATAAAGTTACAGTAACCAGGACTGATGTTAGAGGTCAGGTTGTAATAATTTGTAAAGTTGTGTCATCTTCAAAAACATTAGCACTGTCCGAAGTTACAATAAAAGACTTGAACGATGCTAGCTCATTAAAAAGTTGGTACATGTTAACTGTTGATAACGTAACGTCAATCTCCGCTCCATCAGTTGTATATGACGAAAATGACTCTTCGGTTGTTCCTACAGGTGAATACAAACACAAAGTTGGTGACACTGAAGAAGTAACAGCATCGTTTACGTGGCAAGACTCTGCTCCTGTAGTAAACAGCAATACAGTTAGTAAATTGTGCTATACTTTCCAGATGATTATTTTCTCTGATAACAGCTGTACTGCAGGAACTGTTGAGAGATCTGCTGCATTTGATGCGGGTGTAGTAAGTTGGTTACAGGCACAAGAAGCAAAAGATGCTGCTGACAATGCTCAATCATCTGCTGACAATGCACAGAATACTGCAAATGACGCGCTAGACGGTACACACCAGAATGCAGAAAATATACAACATGTCCAGCAAACATTAACTGCCATAGACGGTGTGTTAGCTGCAAAGCTAGACACAGTAATCTTCACGCCCTACAAAGAAAACATAGATTCATTTATGCAGTTCGACGTACAGAATAGCACAATGACCCTTGGAAAAGGTAACTTTAAACAACAAATGTCCCCTACAAAGAATAGTTTCATGGAGGGTTCTACCGAGGTAGCATACATTTCTAACCAAGAATTGTATATAAACAATGCTACTGTGAATAACAAATTATCTCTAGACGAACAATGGGCTATAACATTTGATTCGTCATCGGGCTTAATCATTAAACATCTCTGATCTAATGCGAAAAGGATATGACTTATGAGTACTGTTTCATTATCTTTCTATAAAGCACGACAGCAAACATCCTGGTACGACGCTTCAACAAACCCAACACTTATGGGTTACACTAATGACAGTTATTATGACCAAGGTGTTGTGTATCAAATGTCAGTTTCAATAACCGCTGGTTATGTAATACAAAAACTAACCTTTGCCATAGGAAATATTTCTTCTAGCCGTGCATTTGATAATACAAATGTCTATGCGGTTATTTATTCTTATGACCCTACGGGCTCCTTTTCAAACAACACTGCTCCTGCAAACTATACATGGCGCGGATCTTCTTATACTTACATCAATGGTGACTCTGGAACATCCAGAATTTTAGTAGGTGTAGATGTTAACATCGCTGCCTCTGGAACATATTATTTATTCTTGTCAACAGACAGCGGCTCTCCACTAGATCCGTTTATGAGAGGATCAACAAACATCTCATGCGCAGTAAGTGAAGTTAAGCCTGAAACTCCTGCAACTTCTATCAGTGTTTCTACAACGCTGTATATGGACCAGCGGTTTAAGATTGTATGGAATCCGTCCAGATCAGATTACAAGTATGATGTTTGGTACTCCTTTGTACATCATAGCGGAGCGGAGTTAATCGGCGAAAAAGTTACGGGTGGGACTATGTGGTATACTGCCCCTTCGGACTCTCTCGCAAGCAACATACCGAATACCATTTCAGGGTCGTTCAAGATATATGTAGATTCTTATAATAGTAGCGGTGCTAAAGTGGGAGAAACTTCTTCGGAGTTCACGTTGAGCATCCCGACTAACAACCGAGCCCCTACATGTACTGACGGCTGGGCTTCTGCCAGTTATGAGGTCAAAGCAGGAAACTGCGTGGCAGGCTTTAGTGAGGTAAAGGCTACACTAGATATAAGTAAAATAACCTGTAACTATGGCTCCACATTAAGAGAAGTTAGAATAATCTGTAACTCATTCAATACTAGCGTAACTACATCAGGAACATTCAATCTTGGAAAAGCAATTACCGGTAACAATATTGTAACTGTAACAGCATATGATTCTAGAGGGTTGAGCACAACTTATACTAAAACGATTGTCGGCAAAGAGTATTATCCTCCATCATTTAACAGCCTGTCTGTAATACGATGCGACGCCTCCGGCAACGAATCATCTTCGGGAGCTTACTATGCAGTAATTCCATCAGTTTCACACACTTCATACGATGGAAATAACGGGCTGTTGATAAAGACTCGTTGGCAAGTGTTTGGGGGTTCGTACAGCGATTATACCGACATACAGAACAATGTGAAATCAGATCCTGTTGGGGGAGGAAACATTGCAACAACAGCCTCGTATCTGATTGAAGTATTGGCGATTGACTCTTTTGGGCAAACTTCTATTCAAACACGTACTTTAACAAACACAAATGTTGCTGCAACTCTTAATTTAAAGTCCAATGGTCTTGGAGCTGCATTCTTCGGACTTTCGTCAACTGACAAAGAGTTGACAGTCTTTGGAAGAATAGGTGTTACTCCTACAATAGAAAAATTGAATTTTAGTAGTGGAAACACAGACGGTGCATTGTTACTTTCTACAGGGGGGCAAAGTTTCGGAGTGGCAAACGGCATCTACAGAGGTAACGGCGACGGTCTGACAATGGGTGTTAACGGTATTTGTAATATTGCTATTAAATCTTGGTTTGGCATTGGATTTGTTGACGGATGCTGTGGGACGGGTATTGCAGCTGGCATAAATTGTCGTGATGGGGATGTATATGCAAGAAGACATGTTAGAGCAGGGTCTAATATATATGGACAACAGCTACAACTTGAATCAACAAGTGGAAACGGTGTTTTTAGAAGTGGGGGAGCTTCTTCGTGGATAAGTGCACGTGACCAGGCGCTTGTAAGAAATGCAAGTTTTGATATTGCAGCTCAAAGTTTCTGGCCTGTAACATCTTGCAAATGTAATACAGGAACCTGGGATGTAGGAACATTAGACAATGACTATTATTTCAGTTTCGCAACAGACGAAAACTTCAATGCGGGAAAAAATCAGACAGAAATATCAATTCGTATGACACCTGACGGGGCAATGTGCGCGAAGTTTTTCTATGCGGGAGAGGGTGGATTCTTCTTAGACAACAATTATTTGTATAATAGTTGTGGTACAGCAGAGCCCTCTGGTTGGGGGAGCGGAAAATTGTATTTTCAGTATTCTTAAAGAGGTGCTATCATGGCTACAGACACTGCAACTTTTACAATAAGCGCGCCTAATGGCGGATACATGAGAAACTTTATCAACCCTACCTCAAGACAAGAAAGTGCATACCTTGTTGGGTATCGAAATGGTGTTGCAACGGAATGGAACGGAAACGGTAATCACTGGTTTGCTGACTTGAATATATGGATTCCTGCAAACCGTATTGTAACTTCTCTACACGTATATTGTCAGTACTGTTCTACTCAGTGGCAGTCCGGACAAAACCTACGTATGGATACAGGCGGAGGTTATACAATAAATGGCACTACTCTATTAAACATGGACATGGGGAACACCGGTGGGGGAGCCAACTGGTGGGAGTGGGGTCGAGAACACACCATTAACAATTTTAATAGTGGCTCCGGTGGAAACAGTATGTTCCTTCGTATAGAAAACTACGTAGACGACGGATATGCTCATTATTTCTTTGCTTGTTCAATCGACACAATTCAGATAACATACACATATACGCCTGTTGGTGGAACTTGGTTGAATGTGAACGGAACATGGAAACGGGTACAGCCTTGGCTCAATGTTAATGGAACCTGGAAAAGAGTAACTATCTGGTTGAATGTAAATGGAACCTGGAAACGATGTGGATAGCAAAACATTGTATCAATAAACAACAATAGTATATTAGGAGTGTATTTATGGCGTTATATTCTTTAGCTTTTCCTAATATGTTTTCTAGTGAAAGCGTTAACTTATACAAAGACAAACAAGCTACACTAACAAATCTAAAGCTTCTACTTGCAACAGAAGCTACGTCTTTATTCGGAGACCCTGGATACGGAACAAGACTTATGCAAACAATATATTCTCAGAATGATTTTGTATTAAGAGACTTAGTTATTGACGAAATATACACGGCAATTAAGACTTATATGCCGCAGATGCTTGTTGAAAGAAAAGACATTTCGATTATTGCTGAAGATGATAAGTTGTATGCTGAAATAAAAGCTGTTAGTGCAACTGATTATACTTTAGATTTATATAGAATACAACTGACAGACACAGAAGAAATCTAAGCAGTAGAATTGGAGAATGTAGATGAGTATACAAAATCCATTAGGACCTCTTAGTTACACAAACAAAGATTTTGAAAGTGTATACGTAGAGTTACTAGATCTAGTTAAGAAATTAACATACAAGTGGGACCCCTCGGTGTCAAATGAATCTGACCCCGGGGTTATTCTGCTTAAACTGAATGCTTTAATAGCAGACAAGATAAACTATAACATCGACAATAACATTCTTGAATGTTTCCCAGAAACTGTTTCTCAGTTATCCAATGCCCGACAACTATTTGCACAGTTAGGCTATTTTATGAAATGGTACCGTTCCGCGTCCACCATTATATCTATGAAGTATATAGGAGACACAACAGAAGTACCGTCTTATACAATTCCTAAGTTTACTATGGTGACAGACAGCGAACGTGAAATCATTTATTCCATTATCGGAACGTCTGGCACGCAAGAAATCGACCGAAGCGTTAGCGATGTTCATCTTTTAACTGACGGAACAATTTCTTCTGCAGTTGTTATGGAAGGTGTTGCTACAACGTATTCAATAAATGGCGAAACAAACATCAATGTTTCACATCTGGATACAAAGAATAGGTTGTATTTTGATACCAACATGATAGCAGAGAACGGAATCTTCATAACAAATTCTGACAACACCAATTACAATGAGTGGGTAAAGAAGGATAATTTGTTAGTAGAAGAACCGGGACAAACTATTTATCGTTTCGGAACAACGTCCGATGGTGCATATTGCTACCTAGAATTCCCTGAGGATGCAGAGTTATTATTTAAAAACGGCATCAACATAACATATCTCAGGACAGATGGTCTTGCGGGAAATGTTGCAGCAAATGTACTCACTGACTTCTATTATTCATTTGCCCCTGTTGAAGACACCTCTGTAACAATCAACGCAGACAGAGTAAAGGTAATGAATATCTACAGTGCAGTTGACGGTAAAGACCCAGAGACCATTGAGGATGGATACAAACACTACAAGAGAACCATAGGAACATTTGATACCCTTGTAACATTAAGGGATTATCTGAATTACTTACTCAATTCTGAACTTGTTTCTAATGGTTTTGTTTGTGATAGAACAAACGATTTACAGAATACTTACAACATAGTTACACTTAAAGATAGTATTCTATCATCTGTACATGTTATTGAGAAAGATGCTATTCCGGGATATTTGTCAGGAACAACATTTTATGCAGGAAAAGTAGGAACAATATACTACAATGCGTATACAGCGGAGCAGATAGGAACATCTTATTGCTACGACCTTGACTCTGGCAAAGTATACAATCTTGTTAAAGGAACATTTGACGAAGTTTCTTCAACACCAAACTTTGACGCCTTTTCATTAAAGTTATATCTTTTACAGTATATGCCTGCAGTTACAACAGCTGCTGCACACAGTTTAACATTTAATATGTTAAGTAACAACCAACAGGATACTGTTAAAGATTACCTGCAAGATGTTAAGTCTTTACAACACGATTTCAAAAATCTTGAGTCACCCACTAGCGTATCGTCTCACTTCTGCTTTTTCAAGAATAAGTTTCCGATTGACTGTCGTATTACAACACAGTATCCATTAAGTTCTGTTGAAGCTTCCGACATGATGGGCACAATAAAATCCGCCCTTTACAACAAACTCAGCTCTAAAGAACTCGATTTTGGGTCAGAAGTAACACTAGAAAAAGTAAAAGAAATTATTCAAGCTTCTGATGCAAGAATAAAAGATGTAAACATGGCAAATATAGAATTTACTACATATGCTGTGTATTACGATAAGAAGTTAGTTGACACGGGTTACCCATTTGTTGAAGTAGCAATCAATACTCCAGAAGATAAAGTTGATATATCATATCAGTTTACGAACGAGTCTGTTCCTATTGCTGACCCGCAAGTGTTTATGCGGAAAGCAGGAGAAACAAACTACGAACCTATTACGTTTGTTTACAGTAGTCCAAACTGGAAACTAAATACAACAAATGTTAATCTAACAGATTATGGCATCTACTTCAAGTATGAAGAGACATTTATTGCAAAAGCAAATCAAACACAGTTCACTGTAGCTCATGCAGTAAATCGTATTGAGAGCGTTACTCGTAGTAGAGTCGAGTTGTCAGGATCAATCTTTAGTAATAAAGTTGTTACTTTACCGTCCCCGTCATCCACTGGAGTTCCTGTTGTCATTACTTATTGGTCGACTGAAGGGTCAAATATTGTAACTGGTGACAAGATTACGGCACGTATTTCTTACAAGACACAGTTTGAGGATGAAATCTATGCTAAATCTATACTTGCTGGAAAAACTCCGTTAATCATTTCAGGAAATAAATACACACATCGTTTTGACCAGACTTACAACAGCAACCGTCCAAACAATGAAGCACAGGACAAATATGAAGTAAACGATGTTAAATATGTTAGAACTAACGTTGACATAGCTGTAAGTAACACTTCAAATGAGTATACACTCAGAGACAATGAAAGCATTCAGTTCTACTCACCAAACCTGATAGATGCAACAAGTTATTCGAACTATGTTAAGTTTGAGTTCTATACACCCAATGCTTCGAGTAAAGTAATAAACGCTAATACAAACTATCAGCTACTTCCCAATGAGTATCTGTTCCTATATTGGAAAGGCAGCGATAATAAAGATGCTTATTACAGATTTGCCAGTTATGGCAAAGGTCATATTGTTTGTCCTACATTTGAACTAACTTCTAGTAATACATCTGTTGGCGGAGCTTTCTTACAGTCAGAAACAGACTTAAGCCCGAATAATTACACTAGTACGGATAACATGGGATATCTAGCAGATCTTTCAAGCGCAGTTGGTCTAAACTTGAATTCTGCTGCAAATATCTTGTCTGGTACAAAAACTGTTGTCATTAAGAAAATAAATGAAGTCACTATTAACTCTTCTGATGGTTGTTATTGTTACTGGATACTAAATGAGACAACTGAAGATTTACAATATTATGAATTCCCCGTAAACCACGGAAATGACACGACACACGACAGACTACTAGATGCTGGAGAGTATTTTATCTATTCAAATGCTGACCTAAGTGAAATGTCAATTTTAGGTTCCGGAACAAGAGTTCACGTTGTAGAGCCTAATACAGAAATAAATATGTGGAGAGTTAAAGTTCTTGATTCTTCTGTTATCTTAAACTCTGGCGCATCTGCCCTTGCCAACTACTGGAAAGAAATTCCAACAAATGGATATGTAGAGTTAACAGAGAATAAGATATACACATTGAATGCAGGAACAAAATTCAGGCTTGTGAATGACAATCTTGCATCTTGGTCTCGAGTATTCAACAGGGGCGGCGTAAAGTCCGGGTCAAATGTAACTCCGCATACAACATCCAAAACTGTTAATTCCTGGGTCGATGGAACAAGCAATACAATAACATTCACTCAAACAAGTGTTACAGGAATTGTGTCTGTTGTTTATACGACAACAGGGGAAGGTGATGTAACAGTTACCAACTATACTTTCAATCAAGGAGCTCAAACCTGCACAGTTGATACGGGGGTTGTTCCAAATGGCGCAACAGTAGTTGTTACATACACTTACGCAGAGAATACAACTGACCCAACTTCGTTGACATTACAAGGATTTACAATCGGTTACCAGAGCCCAGAAGATAACGCTTGGGTATTCCTACCTCAGATGGAGCTTCAGAATAGTAGCGGAAATGTTGTATCTTGGAATGCACAGTCGTTGTTAAATTTGAAGGTCGGTCCAGACACAGAAAGAGTACTTCTGTCAAATCAGACCATTGAATTCCAAACAGCAAATGCTTCTGACTTTTCTTCTTATGTAATAACAGGAGCGGATAAAGAGTCCAATAACTATTATCAAACAGCCCTTATCTCTTCAATGTCTATTGATTCTGATGGTAGTTCAGATAAACTTCCTACCTATATTGTAGACAGTGAAGGAAATAGACGTTACATGGATCTGCTAGTCTACCAGAAGCAACTTTCTACAGACACTGTTGTATATGGAAAAGACGATGTTAAGATTAAATTGGTTGCGGGAGCTTCCGGAAAAACAGCTACAATTCAGTTCATTCTTCCCAAGGGAAGATACTTGATTCCGTTCAGCAATACAAATAAGTTCCCTGACAACGATTCGTTGACAATACAGTTTGACGGAGAAAATCTAACTTCTCTTAACTCAACACAAACTGATTTGAAGGGACAACGTACATATTACTTAACATTTGAAGTTACAGACGATACTATTACTAGCAATCATCAGTTAACCGTTACTAGAACAATGTCAACAGAAGAAGTTACAATAACGCTACAAAACCCGTTCTTGTATACACATCCTGACAGTATTAGCGAAGAGTATTTTGAACGTATGTTAACGTTGATTCCCAGATTTGATGTAGACAACATATTCAACTACACATATCAAGTAGATGACGATGAGTTGATTGCAAATCCCCTTGAAGCTGCCTCCTTCCTAAATACGAATCACATCTATAACAAGTTTACAATCTGTCAGTTCGACTCTTCCGACAAAACTTCAATCTACATAGCAGGTAAGAGATAATGAGTATAATAAATGTACAAGAAATGACTCCTCAGATCTACACTGAGGAGTCAAGAGACTTTCAGCTGTTGTCCCGTTTATATGATTGTGTATTTAACGGGATGAAATTCGATACGGATTCAATTGTAGAGTTGATAGATACACAACAGTGTAGAACTAGTGTATTACAACTACTACAAACTAAATTAGGCTTCTTTACTGAAAAGAAAATAGATGACGAAAAACTTCGTAAAGTCCTAGAGTGTTTTCCGATATTAGTAAAGAATAAAGGGTCGTTAAAAGCAATAAAAGAAACGTTGTACTTGTTCTTAAGAATGTATTCCGTCTCCTCTGATTTAGAAGTTTACTACTTAAAAACCCCATACAGCGAACCTTTTTCTGAAGCAATGCCCTGTGTGCTAGCAAATGGAAAGTTCCCAGAAAACAACAGCTTAGTAGTAAAAATACACTCATTTTCAACAAAACCCGACATTACAGTACTAGAAGAAATTTTTCGCTATATTCTACCTGCCGGTATAAATTACTACATAGAATTTGATAAGAACGTCGAACTTCCCGATATTGTATTGTATAATGTAGACTCCGCAGAGTTAATCTTTGTTTCTGATAACTTGAATGCTGAAGTCAGAGGAACTCCTCAAGGAATGTCAAATGCGGAAACTAAATACCGTGTAGGTGCAGCGAACACTGCCCCAGTCATTTCTACAACAAGTTACAACAGCCCAAGATTTGCTGGGTACTATACCAAACTGGAAGACGCAAAAAATTACATAAATACCCTGACAGAAAAGTTGTATACCGTAGCAATAGTAAACGATAACCTGGATAAAGGTGAACCTGTTATTGTAACTGGTGTAGACGCTGAGGACGGGCAATTACACTTTGGAAGAATTGAATTCAAGGGAACTGTTCCGTCAATCCCTCGTTCCAGAAGGAACTCTCGTAAAAAAACAGTTGCACCGAAATTACAACAAGGCATTTCGCAAGTTTTTCTAGTATACTGTGAAGGAAAATACTACTTGCAGTTAAACGGTGTATGGGAAGAGTGTAATTTTGCAAGATATATACTACAAGCCTACGGATTGGAAGATCCAGATCGGAGAACGAAGTGAAAAATTTAACTGAAACTTGGTACAATGGAAACGTCAATGTAAAGTTAAAAATAAAGGACCGAGTATTCTCATTCCAGTCTCACAATGAAGGACTGCCTGCCTTGTTTGAGTCTTTTGCAAGAATAATGAGCGGAAACTACCGAGGAGATTGTGACATTCCGAAGTACATTGACGTCAGAAAGCTAGTCCCAGGAACTACAAATGACTTCCTGTCTTATCTAACAATAAATAGACTTCCGTTAACAGGGGCAAGCTGGAAAGTAGACAATCAAGGAAGATTTGTTGCTAACTTTACAGCGGTCATCTCAAGCGATATGTTATACTCCGCTGTTCCTGTTGATTCTACAGATGTGTTTATGCTATATCTAGTGACTGACACAGAGGATAAAACAGGAAAAAGAGATTTGGCAAGACTAGAAATTCCAGCAGAACAGTTGTCAAGAATTGTCCCTGGGGTAAATGCTATAATTGAATGGGCAATGAGAATGACAAACCCAGATGAAGGCTAAGGAGAAATAAATGGCAACGATAAATTCAAGTAAAATAAATGTATTTCCAGCAACAAGACGTGGTGGGAGTAAACCTCTTGCTAAGCTGATGTCAGAACAAGCGCTTGTTGGTATTACAAACAGACTAATTGATTTAGAAGGTTTCGTCATATCAGATGTAGATGTACTAACAGATGATGCACCTCTGGAATTTAATCTGTTTGGATACTACTTCAGCATTGAAGACCCTGTAAGTTCTATTGGGCTGGGAACCACCTACACCTCTGGTAGTGTATATGCTCATATAGAACTAGTTTCAGCAACAGCCGACGATGGTATCGTATATCACGAGCTTTGGGGACAAGACGACAATAATCTCTACACAGGTCTTGTAATTGACAACGCTCTTGATTATACAGCACAACATTCAGGTGTTGTAAAGACCCTTAAGTTGGCGCAACTAGATAACGACGGAAGCTGGAAAGTTCCCGAAGAAAGTAAAATTCGGTTTTCTAAAGACTCACTTGATCTGTCAGTTATTGACGGCGGAGTTATTGAATAACTAAAATATACACGATACTTGAGGGCATCTGTAATAGATGTCCTCATTTTGTTGTATAGAAAGTAAACATAAGTTCTTAACTAAGTAAACGGCTTGTTCTTTACTAAGT